ATGGCTCAACACATTAAATTTACTAAATCGGTAATAGACTCTATTCCTTTGTCTGAAGAGAAACAAATCTTTTACAGAGATACAGTAACTATAGGATTTGGCTTATGTGTGGGCAAAACTAAAAGCTATTTTGCTGAAAAGAAAATGCCTAATGGCAAGTCTAAACGTAAAGTTATTGGAAAGCATGGCGTCTATACTCTAGAACAAGCCAGAACTGAAGCTAAACGCTTGCTAATCATGATGGATGAAGGTGTAGATCCAGTTAAGCAAAAGCGTGATTTACGAGCTTCAGCAATTCAAAATGATGCCTTACAAAAGCTAGTCCCTACCCTTAGTGAAGCTTACCAATACTATAAATTGCGTAAAAAGCTGGCGGAAACATCTTTAATTGCCTATGACGGATGCATAGAGAATTACTTCAACGATTGGAAAGATTTGAAACTTGATCAAATCACCAGTGCAATGATTATCGATCGACATTTAAAACTTTCTGAAGCAAGCCCTTCCCGAGCTAATCTTGCATCAAAATTTTTGCATGCCCTCTTTAACCATACGATTAGCAGATATAAGGATGAGTCTGGAAATAAAATTCTAAATATTAAAAATCCGGTTGTTATTGTTAAAGAAGAAAAGGCTTTCAATAAAATTAAACGTAGAAAAGGTCACGTTCGTGCGGATCAGCGCGAAGCATGGGCGCTTGCTGTTGCCACAACTTATTGGATGGGTGAACAAAATAATGACTTTAGAGCTTATACCAATCAGGACTTTTTGTTCTTACTTGCTTTAACTGGTTTTAGACGTAGTGAGGCTGAAGCTGTTGAGTGGAAAAATGTAGACCTTCAGTTCGGCACCATCAAAATCGTTAACACTAAAAACCATGAGGACCTTTTATTGCCTATGGGTGATACCCTTTGGCACCTTATGCGTGAACGAAAAAAACGTGCCGGCAATAATAAATATGTCTTTACCGATAGAAATGGTGTTTCCCATATTTCAGACCGCCGAGCAGCACGTGAAAAAGTAACTGAGAATTCAGGTATCGAATTTACGTTCCATGATTTACGCCGCACCTTTGGCACTATCGCGAACAGCTTAGCCATAGGAAGCTATACGATCAAAAGACTAATTAACCACACCACGGACGATGATGATAACGACGTGACTGATGGATATATTCAAGTTTCTTTCGATGATTTAAAGAAAGCTATGAATATGATTGAAGACGTGATTATTTCTGATCCGGTGAAAGAATTGATTAAAAATCGTTTGTACTTTGAAAAAAATGAATCGAGAAATCAGGCTCAAGCATTGATAGATCATCATACTAGAATATTAGATAATTATAATAAGTGATATCAAAATGAATAGTCGGGCTGATTAAATTGGTCCTAAATATTAAATCAATTACTTAAAAACTGAGAATGAATAAATGAAAGATTGGATCTATTTTTATATTGAACATACCATTAAATATGGTGAGCCATTCTATAAAGAAATCGGTTGGTCATTAGGTTTGAAGAATAATTATATAGTTATGAGCTTAATACAAAGCTAAATGAAGACAAATGTTCAATGGTAGGTAGATCGTGGATTGCTAGTCTCAATAGAATAGCCGCAATAAGTTTTAAAATGGCGTAAATAATGTCCCAAATTAACTATACAAAAACTCATCAATGAAAAATCATATATGTTCTCAACTACACTTATGGATTTATCAAAACTAAGAAAGCATCTTTGTGTACCTTTATTTTTATGTGCAATTTTGACTGAATTGACAATGTCCAAGGATCCATTGTACTTAACTTTAAGTACGCTTGGAGATTCCTTATTTATTAAAATTATGGTCTATACCTTAGGATGTATTGTACTTGCATTTATAATTTACTTCTTTGTAGCTTTATTTGAAGAATCTCTATTTTATCTAGACAATTATTTACCAAATACTTTGTTCTTTTGTGGTTATGCTCTCATTGGTTTAGGATTACTTGTAATTGGGAATTTTGTAACAGGTCTACCAAGCAGTGTTTTTAATATTTATTGGCATTTTGGCTTTCTTGCCTTTGGTTTTGATCTTCTATCATCCCATATTGAGTTCAATAATAAAAAACCACTAGTAAGCTAAATTTTATGATTCAACAAAAGCTACTTTTTATAAGTGGCTTTTGTATAAAATTTTGAACAAACCTCAAATGACGTTACTTAAAATTCAAAATAGCCTTTGATCAAAAAAACCACTAAGATGCAATAAAAAAGGGGCAATTTATGTGTGCTAACTACGAATCTATAAGTAAAGATAGGGTACACCTACTATATCTATTCGAGCCTACATTCGACTACAAAGCTGACGTTTACCCGGGTTACGTCTGTCCTCTTATTTTTCAAAAGATGGTCATATAGAATGGCGGAGTATATTTTTATTTTTTTGCAGCCCTTGTAACAACATATATATTAATAGTTGAATCTACTACTCATTATAAAATAAAAGCCCTCATTAGAGGGCTCTTTCACACTTAATCTATTACTTTAGAAACTTATTACTGTGGAATAATATTCACAGCATTAGGACCTTTTTGGCCTTGAGTAATATTAAAAGTTACACGTTGGCCTTCATATAAAGTTTTAAAGCCTGAAGTGGCAATTTCTTTAAAATGAGCAAAAACATCTGGACCAGAATCTTGTTGAATAAAACCGAAACCTTTAGTTTCATTAAACCACTTTACTGTACCAATAGCTGTATTAGACATAATATATCCTTTGATTTTTAATAATTGGAAGCCATGATTCATGACTAATTTAACTTTGAAAAATATAACTAATTGAGCTTAAATCTTAAAAAACGGAGGATTATGAATAAAACTGCGATACTGAAAGAGAATTTACTAATAAGTCTTTTTTCTAGTTAATCTTAGTATACACAAAATAAGCCTTTATTCAAGTAATTTATATAAAATATTTATTTTATTTATATAAAACAATGTGTAATGATCACATAATAAACAGTATGCCAATATTTCATCCATAAAGCTTTATCTATGCAATACTCACATTATTGATGGTATGGGCTATCTACCCTTTTTACAGATATCTCCACAGAACAGGCCTTCTTTAATAACGAAAATACATAATAAAAACTATAGAGGGTTGTTCATTTTACTTTGTTATCATTGCTGCAATTCACGATGATAACAATGATATTATGACTAAACCAATAGTTCCCCTAACACCTTGTATAGAAAGCGAATCAGTGAAGGCCTTACTTAAGAAAATTAGCTCTGATTCAATGCCATTTTATGTTAGTTGCCAACCGAACCAATCTGATATCGAAAATGAGTGCTTTCCATTAGTAGACAAATATATTCAGGCTCATGGTGGAGAAAGAATAAATGGATGGGCACTGTGGGAACAACCCAACCTTTATATTGAGGCTGAATTTCATGCTATATGGAAATCGCCAGAAGGTAATTATTTGGATTTAAACCCTCGCCAACATAAAACAGTAAATATTTTATTTTTACCTCAGTTGGACTTAACTTATGAAGGTTTTCAAAGAAACAATATTCGCCTACCCTTGACTAATAATAAGAGCGTACATGATTTTTTAAAATTTAAAGATTATGAATTCGAGTTTAATAATAGAGGGAATCGAAAAGGAATGCATGGTGAGGTTTATATAACAGATCCAGCTGAAATAAGAGAATATGATAATTTAATGCGAACCTTATTAAGATTAGGTATAGAAATCAATCAACTAATTAAGCCTCTTACAAACTATGATCCATGTATTTGTGGAAGTGGCAAAAAGGCGAAATGGTGTCATAAACTTAAATAATATAAAAAGAAAGCTCTCTTCAGAAAGCTTTTACACAAACTCTACACTAATATTATTAATCGAGTGAGCTGTGCATCTTGATAAAAGAATGCACAGCAATGTGATTACGGAAGCTATCCTTGAGCGTTTGCAATGAAAGACTTTCATATAACAACCCGATTGGCGATCCAACCATAAAAAAACTGCTCTTGGCTTTTATTACGCTCACAGATTTCGATGTAACGCTGCCCTTGCATAATGTTGAGCACTCGCACCAGTACTTTCTCGCCTTCTTTCCCGCGTTTTGACAAGTATGTTTTAAGGGCACCTAGCGTTGCTGAGCCATAAACACCATCGACTTCTAAATCTGCATACCCAGCTTTTCCTTGGTTGTTTAGTAAGTTCAAAGCTCGTTGTAAAAGAGGTTTTGCAAAGCCGGTACCGCAATTCACACCCGTGTCTAGAAGTTCTTCAGCTACAGCAGAGGAAATTGCATTAACCTGATCAAAACGTGGAGCAGTCCAATAGTTTTTGCGATAAATTGCTTTGGCCACATCCAGAGGTAAATCTCGCATATTACCTTTGAATCCATTTGCTCGAGCAACTGCTTCAGTAATTCCATACTTAGTTGCACCGCCGCGATCAGCTGGGTTATTTACATACCCGCCTTCACGCTTAATGAGTTCGTCAAGATATTGTTCAATGTTCATTTAACTTTTCCTTAGGTAATAAAAAACCGCCCGAAGGCGGCATTAACTGTTTTCGATATCTCTTTTGGCTTTCTTAACTTCTTTAATTACTTCGACAATCGTCTTACCTTCTTGTTTATCAATGAAGTTGAAGATCCATCTGACTAAAGCCCAACCGGGTAAACCACAAACAAAGAAAAATCCACCTAATGCAGTCATCCCCCATATATCTGTAACCCACTCATGAAGCCCCCACTTCACAATAATGAATGAACCCCCTGCCAAACTCGATACAACCGTACAAATCATCCCAACAGCCCACTCTCTCGGTGAACGTGGCATGCGTGTCATCATCACAACCATTGCAACCAATGCGATTGCAAGCGTAATCATGATTGCAGCACCGTAAAATTTTAAAAGTGCTGTAAAACCGCTTGTGGAAACTGGTTCCATTAATATCTCCAAAAAATTTAGACAATAAAAAAGCACCCAAATTGGGTGCTCAAAGTTCTTATAAGGTTTAAAGGGTTTGTAAGAGTTTCCCTCCATTCATTAATTTGGTTGTAAGTGGAGCAACTCCAATAATTGCAGGTCCTCCCGGTCCCGGCTGGCCTTCAGTTGTGCCATGGTATTGCCAGTTCCATGTTCCATCATTGGTAGATTTGGTACCGCGCTGGCCCCAGTTTCCACCATCACCAGACAATGGAGATCCATAACGGTCATTTTGAGTTCGATAACCTTTACCGGGCACTGCAGCTTCAGCATCGGTTACTTTGACAACCATAAAGTCACCATTTAAATACCAACGCCAGTCTTGCGAGTCATTTGAAATCGGCTGTCCCGTCATGACCCGTCCAAAAGGTGCTCCAGCTCCACCGGGAATACCCTGAACTCCATACGATAATCCAGTATAAATACCACTTGGTGTTGCGCCGCCACCAGATCCGCCTCGAGCCAGAGTTCCACCATCAATAATCAGGTTTAGTTTACTGTGCCGGTTTAATAGACCGGGTGCTCCCTGAAAACCATCACGACGGGTTTTTGTAAAGTTGTAATCCGGATCGGTAGACCATGCACCAAATGCCAAATGTGGCAACCCGCCATCTCCACCACGTCCAACTACAGCACCTTTAATCGTCAGATTTACCACCAGGTCAGGTGGGAACTCACCAGTATCAATAGCAGGTAATTCTGAGGCAGCTGAAACGATATACTCTCGTTTTGCAGGACTAGAGTTATAGTCGAATTTATAGACAAATCTAGTTTCCGGTCGATAAGAACTTGAACTTGAAACCAGTGCACCGGCTTCAACTACAAAACTGATTTCGCCAGTCGTTGGCAAATCCCCTCTTTGCATCTGATATAAACGTGCCAGATTTATATCCAGCTGGTCATATCGAATGTAAATTGGAGAATCATCAACCGGCACGTCAATAAAGTCTTTATCGTTGAGGTAATAGCGCTCATCATAGTTAATTGCCGTAATGGTATTTGAGAACTGGTCAGCCGGTTCTCTTTTTGCAACCAGATAAGGCAATGAGCCTTTGGTATCGTCATTTACTACCGTGTAGATAGTATTTACAAAATCATCTGGACTCAGCTTTAATGCCCTGTTCGGCAAACGCCCTAAAACCACTTTATTTTTGGCTGAACCCGGCGTAACAGGAATTAAGTCCACGGTACCATCACTCATTTGCAGATAAATCACATAGCTCTTGCTTGCTATGAAATCAACATCATGGCTTAAGGTGAGAATTAAACCCTCTTGCTGTACCACTTCCCCGCTTTGATGAATACCATTGCGATAATCAGCTACAGCGATCCGGTCACGTAAAACCAGTAATTCTGATTCAGGTGCCGCATCAAAGGTGATGGATTTACGTTGAAACCGAAGCTTATTCCAGAGCCGGTACGCATTAAAATGAGCTTGCCACTTGTTTCGTACCCCAACGGATTTCACTTCTTTCGGGTTCTTCGCTCCTTTGTCTGGCAAATAGATATTGATACGACTATCGTCGGTCGGATCCGTGTATTCATAGATCAGTCCATCGTAGTCATCCATCACACCAAAGGTCAGATCATGCTTGTAACTATCTGGAATGATATTCCTGAAGTTAAACAGCATTACCGAGTTATCAGTTGGCCGTTCAAAATAAAGCTTGAGCTTGTTGTTTTGTCGATAAGCGGTACAAAACACTGCATCACAAAGATTGGTGACCAGCTCTTCAAAAGACAGGTTTGTATCATCAATTGTGGTGCAGAACTCAGCCGCTAGTGGTGTACCGAAATAATCAACTACATCGTTATAAGTCCGATAGATGTTTTCAAGATCAATCTCATCAATCGTACGGCGGCCAATCTTGTCGTCCAGTGCCATAGATACTAAAGCATCAGCAAAGCTCGATGTTGGAAATAGCTCTGTCGTCATTGCCCCATTTTTATAAGTCGGCAACATTCGCTGAAGATCGAAATTGATCTTACGGGACTTAACAGATAAAGCTCCAGTGGTTGCATAAGTACGTGCACGAAAAACTGTTTCATGTTCATATACAGTGCTTTGCAAAGGATAAGCACCGTAAAGCGCCTGCCACTTTACTTCATCAACTACTGTTGTAACTGCCGGAGTTGGAGTTAAACGGCGTGCACGGACGCTACAGCGCCCCTGAAACGTGACCATATCAAGTGTTGCACCAACGGTCTGACGTGACTTTGCCGAGCCTTTCAAAATGATCTGCTTCAGCATTGGATTACCAATAGCTGCACCAGATTCATTAACTGGTGTTACTTCAACTTCAATCGTGACGTTAACAGCCCCCTGATTTCCACCTGAAGAAACTGTGTAAAGTCCATTTGTGGCCACAAAGTTACATAGCACCCGACTTCGTTCGACATTGTCCAGAATGAATGGACCAATCCACTTTTCACCTATTGAACTGATCTTTGGTGATAAAGCTGCTGTTTGCTGGGCACTTAACTCTTTAACTTTTAACCAGTTAGCATTAACGGCCGCCGGATTTGATAACGTCATTCGATCATCAGCTACCGATAGAACACTGTAAGTGCCGTTTAAATCATAAGTCTGGCCATTAAACGTGAATGAGGCATTGGTGATTTCTACACGGTCATTACTTACAAACTTAGTAGTTAAATCTGTGTTGTTTGCCGTTGCCCGAAGGATCTCGTTTGGATATGCAAAATGAAGGTAGTTCGTACCTTCTAAAGACTGTGTATCTGCTGGACGGAGAACTTGGCCATTAACAGAAGTTTGATGCTGAACCGTTAGTGGCGGCGTGGTAATTTCGGTACCAAGCGAGAAATATGGCTCACCTGAAACAATATCTACACCTGGTCGGAAAACTTCTACTGATGCCCCAGCAATATCAACAATATTGGTTTCACCATCGTACGCGCCATTAATTTGATAGTGTCCACGTCCAATACAGCCCACCACATGCTCAACTTCGACGTTATTTTCATATACCTTGTAAGGTACTGCGATTAGGTCGGGGGTATTCCAACCAGCTCCATAATTATCAGCAATACGGCCGTTTACCCTGATCTTGTTTTCACGGTTAGAAAGTTCATTGTTTGCTGAAGAAGACTGGTTAGTATTTTGAGTCGTTTGTGCTATTGATGGCGTCGGCATTAAAAAAGCGATCGCAATACTAATTACAATTGAAACAATAGCTGCAACCCATTTAGGATTCTCAATTACGATAAAAGTACCCGGTAAGAAATCAAGCTGCTTTAAGTCATATGCATTCTTCGGTGTGACTTCATTCGCAAATGAAATTTCGGCATGATCCATATTGCTTGTAGTATGAAAGATACGCACATGTTCAGGCATATGTTCATATTTTGAAGTGAGCCATTGCCCAATGGTTTGAGCCTGTTCAATTGTCTTTTCTTCAGACAAAGCATCTTTTTTATAAATAACTTTAATCATAATAACTGACCCGATTAAACCCCATTCCCATCACGACCTCTTCAGGCAAATAAGTGACTCCGCTTTCCATGAGGTGAAGAATCTTTTGCCCACGAAAAAGCCCCACATGCGGGGGCTTATTTCTTTGTCTAGGATGGAAGGCGACTATGCAGCCTTCCTTAGGCATGGGCAGCGGATTTAAAAGTTTTAACCGTGAAGATAAAAAAGTAATTTTGCCCTTAGGCTGCATAAAGAGTTCAAGCGCTTCCGCCCGATCTATACCGTATAGGTCCATTGCAGCTTCATGAACAAAGTGAACACAATTGTAGTGTTCATCGTCATATTGCCTATCGAGCAAATGATCGTGACTTTTCATATAGCCCCCTTCAAGCCACTAAAGCGATCCAGTGCAAAGATATCTCCGGTTTTAGTGGTATTTAATCGTGGTGATTCAGCTTTGAATGTCACAGCTTTATGGTTCATGGCAACACTGGAAAGTTGTAGGCCAAGTAGATAAAACATTGGAGAATTCAGATTGTCTGAACTGTAAATCCGGTAATTTACTGTTGGCTTTACATCGGGATATTGCCCTTCGATTACCCGTTCAAACTCATCAGGCATCACATCACCTAGACCAGAGATAGAAACGGTTAATGTCTGGTCCAGATCACCCAGCATTCCGGATCTTTGAATAGATGCTGGCAAAAATTCATAATAGACCTGACCGGATCCCTCCTTATGTTGAACATAAACACCTCGGTCATCATTACGGACTATTCGGTATGTATTCATAAAAGAAGGATGTGAGAGTTCAATACATTCCAGTTGATAGACATCAACTTTCCGATTGAAAAAGAATTTGGCATATTCGTTATCCATTAGACCTCCCAATCTTTAATTAATGCTATATCTGCAGTCAGGTTAGGCTGGTTTTGAACAACTTCTAGCTGAGCATTTACCCGGTAAAGATTGCCATTAACTTCATTGGTCTTGAAGGAGTTCGGAATGAAGTTACACAGGTATTGCTGACGTGCTCCCTGATCAATCACCAGATCCGCATAAAATGAAGCTGGCTTATTCTGATAGATCCGCCAGAAGGCCATCATTTTATTGAAATCGGTTTTACTTAAATTCCAGCTCACATCAACAATGTGGCTATTACGTTTTACATCGATGTAATAGCGACCACGCCCGCCATCCATCTGCTGACGTTTCACATCATCACCTGGTGTTACGCCATAGCCGCTGGTCTGAGGATTTAGCTTTAACTTGTACATAACTTTCCTTCAGGTAATAAAAAACCACCTCGAAGGGTGGTTTGATGAAATAAGTTTTAGATATTTAAATTAATTACAAAAACGATTTAACATTAAGAAATCGATTTAATAATAGTTTCTTTACCATCTTCAAAAATCTCTTTCACTACAAACTTGCAGTAGGCTCCATCTTGAGATGGTTCAGTCAATAAAGCTGGATTCACAAAATCTTTGATCTGTTTAAAACGGATCAATTCATAATTTCTATTTCTTTCCAACTGATAGTCCATTTTTACATCACAACTATACATAGTAGTTGACCCAATAACAGAAGTAAGCCTGAAAGTTAACTTCTTATTTGCGGGTACTTTAAACTCAAAAAACTCTTCACCATTATTTAAACTGATTGTGGGTTTAGGCATATTTAATTTTTTGGGCTCATGCATAGAGCCATACTTTGTTAAATTATTTGAAATCTGCTTAGTTATTAGGTTTTTTGAAATTTTTTCACCCTCATTATTTTGATAAGTAATATAGAACTGCACCATGGGTACATTACTTCTATAAACCCTTAAATTCGCTGTATCACCTGCTATTTCATCTTGATACATATTTGTAGATCTTACGAGATTATTTACCGCAGGAATGGCACATCCCGTAAGGCTTAAAAGTATTGTCGGAATTACAATTATTTTTTTCATGTCTTAACCATCAATTTTAATGCAAACAGACTCTATCACCTTGAAATTTAAATATTATGAAAATGAACCCTCCGAAAAGGGTTCAAATTATTAAGTACGATTTCTTCTCGCTGTCGTATTCTCAGTCAAAGACCGACTAATAGTTGAGTTTGGATTCCCAATTTGATCACTTACAAGTTTAGGTACCGTTCTTGGAAGCTGCTTATCCAGTTCCTCCTTAACAATGATCCGGACTGTTTGCTCATCCAGTTGTTCGGCTTCAACTGTCGCCCCACTCACCTGATTAATCACTTCAATTTTGAAATTGATTGTCGGTGTAGAAGGTTCAATTGAAGGCATAATCTCAGCTTGAGGGCGTGAAGTACGTCCTAAAGTAAAATCCTGAACATCATCCAGATTTGAACGATCCTGAACTAAACCACTGGATGAGAAGTAGACCTTGCCATCATGGAATAAGTCTGAATTTCCAGAAGAAGCTAATTTAGGTGTGTCTCTATTACCCTTATAGATAATCTGAGTATCTTGAACCGGTTGATTAAAGATGTCAGCTTGCTTTTGGCTTTCTATAAAGGCACTAGAGCTCATCATTGCACGGCGCATGACACTATCTGCCGAGGCATTGTTATTGAGAAAAGCTTCAGGGTTTGCACTCTTACGCATTTTCTCGACTAAGCCAACACCGCCCCAGCGTTTAATATCTTCTTGGGACCATACAATTTCGCCTTTGTGCACAGCACCGGCAACTTCATATTTCCCACCCCGACCTGTATAACCACCTTCAGCAAAACCTTGATCTTTAATTGCCCGGATGTTTGCAATGATGCTTGCACCTTGAGCAATAGCACTAGCAATCAAAGGAATGTTTGTTGGAAAACCTACCTTTGCTGCCTGAGCAATGCTTTGCTGAATCGCAATACCAGCAGCTGCAATGGCATAAGCTTTATCAGCGGCAAACATGATCTTATATGCTTTAGATTGCTCTCCAAACATTGAACCAAACATCGATGTAAGTGAACCCATCATTTGGCCACCAAATGCAATTTGGGTGTTCAAACGATCTTGCTGATATTTATCTTCAATATCCTGAGCATTCTTTGCATATTCAGCAGCAATCTGATTACGTTGATCTTGAGCAGCTTGAATGATAGCTGTTTTCTGATTTTCGTAATCCTGTTGCTTAATGAGCCCTGCTTCCATTTGAGCATCAAGACCATCTAAAGAGTTTCGTTCATTCAGATCAGTAGCAGCAAATTGACTATCTGCTAAATCATTTGCAGCATTTAAACGGCTAAACCGCTCCTGATCCTGTCTGAAGAACTCGCTGGTACCATTCATATCAGCCTGAATACCACCCCAGTTTTGAACAGCGTTATTCACCTTATCGCGAGTCTCTTTATCCTGATTGGCTTTAGAAAATGCGATTAGCTTTTGCCGCTCTTCTATAGAAAGCTTGGTATTCTTAAGAATTTCCTCCCGTTCGAGTCTGTACCTCTCCTGCATGGCTTGAGTTTCGGAAAGCAATGATAAGCGTGCCTGAAATAAACGCTGTTCCTGAGCTAGTTTTAATAACCCTAACTCTTGCTGTTTTTGCTGTTCTAGCAATTCAACGGCTTGCTTCTGCTCAGACTTACTTAATTCAATGTCATGACCTGCATTGAACTTTTTACGGTTAAAGCTCTCCTCAAGTAACTGCTCCTCGGTTTTCCGGAACTCCTTATAGTCTTCCAGTTTGCTTCTAATAGCTTGTTTGGCAATAGCCACATCATTATCAGCACGGCGCTGTAATTCTGCCTTAATTTCAGCTGTTCGTTCTGGTGAGAACCCAGCCTTATCAACATCTTCCAATCTAACTTGTAAATTATTCTGGATCCGCTGAACTTCAGTGGCTACTTCATTTTCTAATGAACGCTGAGCATCTAGTTGGCGTTCTAGTTGAGACTGAATGTCACCAGCTGCTTTATCACTTCCCTTACTCGCACCACCTTTCACCTTGCTCTGCATCTTTGGAGATTGATGTAGAAGCTTAAGAGACACTCCATCCTCAAAGATCACTTCACTGACATAACCACCACCCTTGCTGTCATACCATGTCTTGATATCTTTCACAGCAACGTTGGTCGTGATCGGTGTGCCTTCAGGCATAGAAAAATCAATACCCTTATGAAATGAAGAAGCCCCTTTAGTAGGGGCTTTTCGTGGACCATAATTAGAACTGATCTTGTAGGAAGTTAAAGGTTTTCCTCCCGCCTGTAATCGTGCCAGATGTTCATTAGAAACTTTCTGGCCAGACATCGAGCCGCCATATCGAACGTCAAGATGTGGACCAGTACCAATACCGGATTGGCCGGAAATACCGACCAAGCGTTTAGTAAGTTTTGCTTGTTTTTCAATTTCATGCGTCTGCTTTCTTTTAGCTTCAGTTAATTTATCTTCTCGCTCCTGTTGTTCTTCGATGATCTTGAGATTTCTAAGTGCGCTATCAATTTCATCTTTAGACAAAATTGCGCTCATTCCTTTTGCTTTTTGCAATTCTAAAATGGCATTAGCTTGAGCAACAGTGTAACCTTTATCAAGCCATCCTGATTTATAGATTGAATCAATAACACTATCTTTTTGCTTCGCTTGATAATCTTGTAAAGCCTTTGTTGCCTTTTCAGCCTCACTAGCAGTATTCCCCAAAGCATCCGCTTGCTGTTGATGCTGAGCTGCTGCATTCTGAGCTTTATTACCGGTTAAAGTTACTTCAACACCGAAGATTTTTAACTTGTCAGCAGATTGAGCTGCTTTAACTGAATTTTGATCATATTGGGCAGCTTGCTTTTTAAGATTTTCATATAGTTCTGTAGGCAACTTAATTTTATTTAAGCGCTCAATAGCTTCTGTATAACTGATAGTCCCAGTTCTTGCTTCTTGGGAAATTTTTTCAACCTCCCTATTTCCTCGTGCATAGTTCTCGATATCAATTAATGCTGAACCTACAGTAAGAGATGATTTTTTTAATGCCTCATTTTGTGCATTAAAAGCATTTGTTAAATCATTAACTGCTTTAGTTTTATCATTACCAGTTAATTTTTTTAATGCTTCATCAGTTTTTTCTGCTACGCGTGCCTGTTCTTCAAGCTTTTTATTAGCTTCTGCTGTGGTGTCTCGCATTAACAGATAGCCTGCGGCTAGGCTGGCTACAGTAACACCAATACCAACAGGCCCACCAAGTAAACCTAAAAGACGTGATCCAATCCCTACACTAGCTGCACCAGCTGCTGCAGATCTAGCCTGAGCAGTTGCCAGTGCGCCTTCCGCTACTGCCAATTCTCTTGTAACTTGGGCCTCAATTTTCTTTAACTCAGCCATACGAGTTAAAGTTGCTGTACGGCCCTTCTCAGAGATTTGGGATTTTAGGCGCTGTATTTCTAAGGCTTTCTCAGCAGCAATAGCAGCTAAGGTTGCTTGGGTATTTGCAACAACTGCTTGAGTGCTAATTACTTGTTGAGCAGCAGCAGCTCGTTCTGCCTGAATTGCAGCATATTGCGTAGCTGTTTGAACAGCTAACTCTTTAGTTTTAGCAGCTACCGCAACACTAGAAGCATAAATTGCAGGAATGTAGGTTCCAAGCCAATAAGCGCCACCAACCATCATTGCAGAAGTTAAAACATCTAGGTTTCCAGCTAAAGTCTGAATGTTGCCGGCTAAAACTTGTGCTGCACCTGAGCCCTTTCCTGACTCCCCAACAAATTTAGTAATCTCGTTGTTGAGCAGCGTCAAAGACTGTCCAATAGTGATATCGGTCTTCGCAAAAAGTGTATCCACATCTTTTTCTACATTTCTAAGTGCTTTTACAATCTCTTGAGATGTAATTTTCCCTTCAGCGGCTACAGATCGTAACTCACCTACAGTAATACCCATACCCTGAGCAATTGCTTTAGCTAATGCTGGGGTTTGCTCCATTACAGAATTAAGTTCTTCTCCACGCAACGTTCCACTTGCCAAGGCCTGCCCGAACTGAACTAAAGCAGCATCTGCGGCTTGTGCACTTGCACCACTAATTGCTACAGCTTTAGAAACTGTTTCAGTTAAACGTGCTGTGTCATCCATTGTGAGGTTTAAAGTTTTGGCATTATCACTAAAACGCTGGTAGACCTGTAGAACAGAATCCCATGCTGAATAGGTTTTTTGAGCAATTCGGAAAGTATCTTCAGTAGCCTTGTTTAATTCAGATTGGTTGTTAGTAACTAACTTAAGACGATTCTGAAGACCTGTATAAGTGTCCATTTTAGATATAGCTGCACCCACTGTTACTAGGCCAGCCATGTGTCCTGCTAAAGCTCTAGTAGCTACAGATAAGCTGTCCATAGACTTAGATGCAAACTCACCTTTACGTTCAATGCTAACAAGTTCATTGCCTAGATTACGCGCATTACGTTCAGCATTTTGCGAATCAATAACAATGACCAAACGGGATTCTTGTGCCATTTTACTTTCCTCTAGGCAATAAAAAACCCACTCAATGAGTGGGTAGTTCTTTTTAAGTTAAATATAATTACCAAGCAGGGTAGTTAAACCAATTTTAAAAAGCACCCTAGGGTGCTTTTTATACAAGATATTATTTGTTCTCATGGTAACGAAGGATGCTCGCTACTTTTTGAAATAAGTACCCTGCAAGGAATCCATTAAATATAATCCCGATTCCTGTTGCTATCATAACTCCAGACCAAACCGTCTCTTTACCATAGTAAGAAGCTACTTCAATTCGACCAAATGCAAGAATAAATAAAAAACCTGCGATAAAGCCAAGAGCTATTAACACCCACCCGATAGCATTACAAACTTCACTTTCTCTCATTGGTTTATATTGTGGTGCACTCATCTTAATCTACCTTATTAAAGTTTCTAATCACTTTGTATTTAATATCTTGGTTTGTTGCTTCAAGGATTTCCAAAAGAGCACCTTTATAACCAATTTCTTTTGATTGGCTTAAATCATACTCAACATCATTATTAAATGCTGGACGAGCTATATTGCTTGAGAATTCACGATAACCAATGTTTATTTTATTACCAACTTTTCCGCTGTAAATTAAAGTTTGTTGGAACGAATCTCCATTAACTGATCCTTCAGTTTTGAAGCTTACACCTGTCGCATCACCACATGACTTAGTATTGTAGATTGTAACAACACATAACCATCCTTTTTTATTGATCATTAAGACACTTGGTGGATCCGATAATAGTTTTGCTCTAGCTCCTTCAGTATTTTTCTTAAGCTCACGCAAAGAATAAAATTTATTTTCTTTGTCATAGCCAATTTGAGCATATTTACCAGCGAATACTTTATATTGCATATTTAGATCATAATCAGACTGTATCACCATTACGTCTTGTTCAATGATCTTTCCTTGTGAAACTAAAGAATCCCCTACGTAGGCCGTATTTATAGAACCTATTGGCGGCTTACTAATGTTTACAGTTTTAGGAATATAATTACCAACTTGAGGAGTAGTACACCCTACCAAACCAAAAACCAAACTTAATAAAACAATCTTTTTCATATATAAACCTATCAAATATCAAAATTTAAAAATCAGCTAATAATCCAAATAAAAATTATTAAAGCTATAAATAGAATAACTCCACAGATTATCCATTCAGATTTAGGGTAACCCCATACATTATCTGGATTATTAAAATCAGGTTCTCTTCTAGGTGTTGTTTTCTTAGTATAACTAGAGAACTTAGAATAAGATAAGCCAGCACCTGGAATACCTACTGTTGTGCGAGTACCCTTCTTACTTACATTTACACGTGCACCTTTCCCACCCACAGAAACACTTGATAGCCCTTTTTTACTAACATTGACACGGATTCCAGGAGCAATTTTTATACTTTTTCTAAAATTCAATCCCATCACATCACCTATCTAGAGCAGATCTTTTTAGAAGCACTGATGGAACCATCATTACAAACAAACTTACTACCATTGCAATGACTTACCCCACCTTTCTTACCAGAGCACGGTTGTCTGCCTCTACCTGCTTCCGCAACACTTAATGAGCTTAAAACTAATAAAAGACTTAAAATGACTTGTTTCATGGTTTTTTACCGTTTGTTATAAAGTGTACTAACTTTAACAAACTGGTTACTAAATGTCACATAAAGTAAAACCACCCGAAGGTGGTTATATTGGTTGTTTGTCATTTTTATTTCTTAATCAAAAGTATTTACCTTATCTGAAAAGATATAATGTGAAACATCTCGTATAGGAAATGGAGAACCATTAACAATTAGAGGATAGAATTGTGCTTTCTTTCGAAACTCTTCCAATACATAACTATCTAGCTCAGGCACTCCGCTACTTTTCTGAATTTTTGCTACAGTTAAATTTCCATTTTTATCAGCTTCAGAATAGATCGTAATTTTTCGTTCCTGACCTTTAAGATATCTTTTATTAACAATAATTTCAGGAAAGTTTTTAAATTTAGGTTTTCTAGAAAGTTTTAAGTCCATTGGTTGCGTAAATCTTATAGGATAATAAATTCCATTTTCTTGGTACGGGTAAAAACTAGCTTTTTTTATTGCTATCAATATTTTGTTATCTAACTTATCTATACCACTACTTTTAATGATTTTTGCTCGAGTAATTATCCCTCTCTCATTTGCATCAGCCGAAATCGTTATAATCCTATCATACCCTTCAAGATCCCCATCTATAATATTGATCTTAGGCAATTCCTTCCATTTTAAATTTGGTGGCATCTCTCTTATATAATCATCAGAGTCACTTGCATAAGTTCCAAATGAAAAGGAAAAACAACTTAAGAAAATAATTATTAAATTTTTCATGTCGACCTAGAATTGAGTGATTTTTTAAACGAATAAAGGTTTTTTAAATTATAAGGTTTTTTTAGGCACAATGAATGGACCAAGCTTTTTTATAAAAACTAATCACAGCCTCATAATCTCTTAATAAAGTTTCCTTTGTATACACATTTGGTGAAAGCTTGAGTAATGCTGGCAAGTATTGCTTTTTATAGACTTCAGGATAGGTCTTGCACAATATTTCCCGTTTTTGGCTCAAAGAAACCTCTCGATTCTCTAGAGCCTTGAGCATCGTATCAATCTGTTGGCTAGCTTTTATAAACTGCTCTTCAACAGAAGGAGGAAGCGGTTTAGTTTCAGCTTGTTTTGTACATCCAACAAAAGACAAAGAAATCAATAAACAAGAATATAAAATTGAGCTTCTCATCTTCCGTATTTTCTCTTTTTTAGACGATCATGCAGCCCAATTACTTCAAAAACTCCATGAACGGCAATAATAAACGGTATTACTACTACTCCCCAACGAAGTGTGTCAAAGTTTTTAGAAATAAGTTCAAATAAAGGATAAGTATTGAAGATTTGGATGTTAGCAAGCCAGTTTAAACACGGAAAGAAAAGAAAGATAACTGCTCCTATCAATACTAGATAAATCAACATTAAATAAAAGACTTTTGGAAATTCTTCAAAGACATCATTTAACGCCCAAAACTTATCTATAAATTTTTCTAACATATTACTCCCCAGTAAATTTATTATTAGAAATATTAGGTATTTACATGAGGCATCATACACAAAATGTCAGTTTACGAATAGATAGACATTAAAAAACCCTAAGAGTGATTTTAAATGACTGAGAACAAATCATATTCTTGTGGGGTTTTAAGCGATTCACAAAAGAACATTACTTCTTTAGCTTTAATCTTATGATAGGCACTATAATTTAAATCATAGTCAGTCATCAGATAATTTTTATAAATTTCCTTTATCTCATCACAATTATCATAAGAAACAATCCATTTGGTTTTAATTTTATCCAATGCTTCTCTTATTTTGACATGATCATCATGAACATAAAAGTTTCGATACAACCCTTGCCCTTTAACGTAATAAGGTGGATCTAAGTAAACAAGTGAGTTAAGCGGTAAAAACTCATCGACTCTTTTAATTAATTCCAATGCATCATCATTGTAAACATGAATATGGGAGGCATTCGCTCCAACTTTTTCAATTCGTTTACTCAAATTTGTTTTATGAAATCTTGCATCGAGAGTATAATTACCATCTTGCTTCTTGCCTCCAATCACTCCTCCCTTAAGAATTCCTGACCTATTTGTTCTATTTAGAAAAAAAGCAGCAAAGCCCATAAGTAAATGGTCATTACATGACTTATCATTTAATATTGATTTTTGTTTATGCCACTCATCAATAGTTATAGGCGTATCATAAAGTAACTTTAAGAACTCCTCAGTGTGTTTTGTTATAGATTTCCAGAAACTATAAACTGCTATGTCAATATCATTAATATGTATATCTGATACGAATCCACTATATAACAAGTCTAATGCGACAGCTGCTCCACCCGCATAAGGTTCAAGATAATGGCCACCTACTAGTCCATTTTCTTCAAAAATAGACTTTACAACTGGTGCAAATTTGCCTTTTCCTCCAGGATACCGAAGAGGCGTGTTGTAGATGTCAATACTCATTAATAATCCAATAACCTTTTACACATTTTAACAGGTTCTACTGTACATGGCCATATTCATCGAACTAATTCAAAAATTCTGCTACTGAAATTTTCATTAAAGGATGAGTTTTATCAATTACTTTTAAAATTACTGACTTAAGCTCATTTTCAAAGGATGAGAACTTTTCAGGCTCACTCTTAATCATTACTTTAAAGGGGTTTTCAGCTATTTTTCCTTTGATTAGTCTCTGAATATCATTATTCTTATAAAAGACCTTGAATTTTTCCCGAGTTTTGCCTAAATCATCCTTAGAAGACTTCCTCTTTTGATTAACAATTTTAATAAGATCATATTGCTCATCGGGAAAATGTTCCAAATTCAGGAAGTCTAAAATTGGGGATGCGGCTTTTAAAAATACGGGTCGTGTAAAACCGATACTATTTTTCCAAAATTCGTCATCATTTGGCAATTTATATAAAAAATCAAAGAGCAATTGATCTGGAGGCAATGAAGTAGGAAGTTTCAGAGTATTAAAATATTTTGAGCCATTTTCCTCATCTCCATCAAATATAATAATACTATTGCGGCAAAATTCTGGAATTTTATGGTTTATTAAAGATAAATAAGTTTTACATCCTAGGGTTATATCCTTCATTGGGTTCAGTAATCTATTTACTTTTCTATCCCTAACAAGCATCCTGAAAAATTCATAAGCTTCTCCATCCTCAAAATATAAATTAATTTTTGGAATTTTTTTCTCAGGTTCGAATTCAACTGTATCTATAAACAGGTCCGCATAGATCTTACTCCAAGAATAATTCTCTACTACCTCTACTTCACCGTAGGTATCAGTCATATAAACTGTTTTATAATTTTTTAAATCTAGCTGGGACTTTTCAAAAATACTTTGAATAATAATAGGCGAATGAGTTGTAAAAATAATTTGAAGATTATATTTCTTAGAAAAGCTTTCTAATGTGCTTATAAGCTCCGTTTGTGCTCCTGGAAATAAACCAGCATCCAATTCATCAATTAACAGTATACCTCCATGATAATTTGGATATTCTTCCTTTAATTTTTTAAAAGAATATAATGCCATTAAAAGTTGACCAGTATTATCCTCTCCTACTGAAACTGACTCATGATCATATGAATCATTATGTACCACTATAGAATCAATTGTACCAGTCGTTCCCGAAAGATTTTTACCACCACTTTTTCCAAGTAACTTATTGTTTTCTCTAGCAAACTCTGGACCAATTATTTTAAGATAATCTAAGTCTTCTTTTAATAAATACTTTTCTCGTTGTGCAATTGGCATGAGACGTTTTAAACTCAAGTAAATCACCGGATGAGTAACATTTCTACTTGAATTAGTTGCGACTTCATTGACAATATTGCCTCGTACAACTGGCCTCGCTTTAGTCCGGTCACTAGACTTATATAAACCTAACTTTAAACTATTAATATTTTGCTCAAAATATGCATCATATAACTCATATTCGACGTCCATTGAGCCAGGTAAATCATGAACAGCTGAAAATCTGAAATGCTCTGCAAAATCTGATTTAAAGCTTTTACCTGCTAAAGTTTTATAATTTAATTTTTCTTTAGTAGTATAATCTGTATCAAAACTAAAAATTTGCGCAATCATACCTAAAATAGTCGATTTTGAAGTACCATTTTTCCCACAAATAGCCGTAATTCTCTGTCCAATATTGATTTCAATATTTTTAAGACCTCGGAAATGGTTCACCTTTATTTTTTTTAAATGAGTAATATTTGAAGTCATAACAGTTTCTAAAAATTACAAACATAACACAATGTAACAAACAGTAAATTAAAATGGAATACTTACTAATTTTCTTGATCACTAACAATTCAAAAAATATTTAAGGGAGTTAACATCCTCCCTTAAATAATAGTTCATCTTTTTGGCATACTTGAGATTTTCTTATGCACCTCATCCAAAAATAGGTTATCCAAAGCAAAAATACAGTCATTAAAAATATGAGCAGCAACAGGCAAATCATTATGCTCAGCATAAACATTGATTGCCTGCTGGTCTAATGATAACGGGATGCTTTGCTCATACCGTCTGGATCTGCAAATAGTGCTAAATGCCGAAAGAATTGATTCAGCCGCATATGAATATTCTGGCGGATCAGGAATTCGACCACCTAAGATTTTAATTTGTTCGATTTCGTGCGGCGTTTTCGACGCATACGTTTTTTGGTATTTGTAGAGCTCGATGACTTTCCCAAAATTAAAGCCTTGTCTTGATCAGCTTCTTCCTGAATCTTCTGGGCCTGCTCTTTAATGAACAACCAGATTTGAATGCCGATATCACCCATATTCAGTAATTTCGAAGCATTCTCAGGTGTATAAGGTTTTTCGGACTCCACTGTTTTACCGTCTACGATTTCGGCAAATACCACGCCCTTCCAGTCTTCAATTAAGTGGGCGGCGCAAGCATCCATCAACAGCTCATGGTAGAGCTTAGCGTTTTCATCTTTGACCATTACATCATAGCCTTTGGATGTGATTTGGTTTCCTGCCCGTTCTATAGCTACCTGAAAAGGCTTATAAGCGATACCACGGACTTTGAACTCAGCCTGTACCTCTCCATCAACCCCTTTGTATTCACACCACTTAGAAACATCCGAGCTTTTAATAATTCCGACTTTTAAAGCCATAGCAACCTCTAATTTTTAGAAATAAAAAAGCCCATGGGATTCCATAGGCTTTCTTATTAAATAAGTTGATTACACAAGAGCACGTACAATCGTTGGACTAGTACGCACTTGGGCAAAATTGATATCTATTGTAATGATGTCATCGCCACCACCATCCGGGTGATTTGCTTCCTTAACTTCAAGTTGTGGGAAGTTAAACGAGTACTTACTTCCTTTGGTGTCTGTAATATCGAAGGTCAATGTAAATACATCACGGGTTTTAATAGCATCTATCCAAGAAGCAGATGTTGCTGAAAACATGAAATTAGCATTTACGCCAATATCCATCATTTTCTCTAAGTAAAACTCAGGCGTGTACTTACCAGAACCGATACAACGGATCGCTTCCAGATTATTACTAAAGTTGATGGTAAGTGTCTGCAGGCAAGCTTTACCTTGAATTGACTGACCATTAATAAGTAGCTTTTCAACGTTTGGCATACTCACCAGAGGGCGAGTCGATGCTGGAATAGGATTGGTAACAGGATTAACCTGCTGTCGCGTAAATGAGCTACCCACTAAACCAAAGTTACCAGTGATTTTACCTGTAGTCTGGATCGTCATTTCACCTGTATTCACTTGAATACCACGATAAATAAAGACTTGACCAATATCTTCAAAGACTTTTACTAAGGTAAGTGACTTACGGACTCCACCACCAAAACTTAAAGCATTACCAGCCCAGTTATTGAAAGCGAGAACATTTAAGAATAAGTCAAAGGTACCTAGAGATAATTCAAACTCTAGTTGACCTGTTACTTCGGCTTCCGTTACAACAGCACCTTGGCGAAAACGTGAATCAACTACTTCACTGCTATCTTCAGTTGTGACATTTTCAGTCAAACTATCAGTAACACGGCGAACTGTGTACCAGATCGGGTTTGCCGGGGTTGTACCCAATACTGCTTCTTCACAAGCATATAATCGAATTTTTGCGCCTGAACTCATTTATGGCTCTCCAAAATTTAGGCATTAAAAAACCCGCTGTGTAAGCGGGTTATTAAAGTGTTTCATCTGTGTCTGAGATTTCTGGCGGTTCCACACCGTTCATGGCTGCGGAAACAGCTTCAGATAAGTTTGTTGGTTGGAATTCCATAGGTGTTTCAGTTGGAATAATTTCAGGCTCTGGTTCAGGTTCTTCATGTAAGCGGATATCGATCCAGCGGCCTTCTGGAATATCAAGTGGATTTTCGAGATCAGCTACAATGGCTGCCTTTTCCACATCAAACTTACGTTTATAAGTTTTAATAGAAAGATCACCATTTTCTAAGGTTGAATATTCAACAGCTACTACCGTATTGCCATTAGCATCTTTAGGCACTTCGATATACCAACCTTCCTGAGCAAAACCAAGTGAACCTTTTAGAAGGTAATCACCCTCCTCAACCTTCTCAAATTGGATAGGCTGCTTTTCAGCGTCAGTATTAAGTTCAATATGATCACTGAATAACTTCACTACAGGAGAAGCAGCTTTAATAAAACCATTCCCATCAGTTGTGGTATTTTGTGTGGTTAATAAATTAAACCAATTAGACCAGATGCCACTATTATTAAATCTATATTTTAGGACAGAATATGATGCTGCTTTCCCGAGCTGAAATGAATGGCTTCCATCCGTATACAAACCCACTGAGCGTCGGGTACAGTGTAAAAAAAAACCATATGGACCGATACTATTACCAGTATCATTTGTTAAAGTGTCATCTGTTCGAAAAAAACCATTATTAAGTGGAGCAACCATATCAGATACACGAGAACCTTCCGCCCCCATCCCCCAATCACCAACTCTTAATGCTCTTCCCGGTGTAGGATCATATTGGCTTGTTGTTGACGCGAGTGTGGCAGCAGTTCCTAACCCCAAATTTACTCTAGCTGTCTGAGCATTATCAGCTCCCAAACCTCCCTGAGAAATTGATAAGGGGGTCGTGAGTCCCTTAAGCTCACTAATATCACTATTTACCCCACTTGCAGCAGCACCTAGGTTAGCTCGTGCAGCAGCCGCTGTAGCTGCCCCCGTTCCCCCTTGTGTGACTGCTGCTGTTCCTTGTACTTGGGAAAAGTGAGGATTTAGATTAGAAATACCAGATGCGAATGGCAGCATGAATTGCAGCTTGCCTTGAGAAGAGTTGAACCGGTACGGCCGATGATCCCAGTTAAATTTAAAAACAAGATTTGCCATTATGCTGTTACCCCGTCAATCACTTGGAATGTCAAAGTTTCAGTATGCTGGGTATTACCGCCCACAACGGCCTTAATATCCATCTGACACAGACCTAAGGGCCAAGTTGCAGTGCTTGCACCTGATTTAACGTTAAGCCATCCCTTCTGTGTGCTCTGGTTTAGTGCCGCACAAGTCAAGGTAGCCACAGCAGCGCCATCAGCCAAAGCTTTAACCTGTGAAGTAAAGGTGTAACCAGTTAGATCAATTGCACGGCGAACATCATCCGGTGGATACTGCAGGGTTTCATCCATATCAACCAGCTGCAAATTTAAGTTGAATGTGTCACCACGCTTAAAAACAAAATTGCTCATAAGTGATTCCTATAGACATAAAAAAACCACCGATGAGGTGGTAGTAATAAAGATATTAAAAAACCGCCTTTTGGCGGATCTTATTTCTAAAATTTAAGGCTTGTAATCTAAATCGACACTTACTCCAGTAACAACGTTATGTTTAGTCCCACCAAGACTATGAACATTGGCCAAACGTATATTTACATCAGATACACATAGCTTATTTTCGCTTTGCCATTTGCTCAACTCTACAGACATAACATCCTCAAGATGTCTTTCCAGTTCAAGCCGTTTAGCTTCAATTTCTTCTAAAGTCAGCATGCATGACATATCAATTCACCTTATACCCAATGGTTACATTATACTGAATGAAGTCAGCATCTTTACCCGCATAGATGGATTGACCATTCAAACATTCTAAGTGTTCGATTGTGAAATATTCAAAATGTGCCAGCAATGCATCGCTTAGAACCGTTAAAGCCTTCTCTCCCGCATGTAATCGATCAAAGCATTGAATCATGATATTACCGGTACGCCGAGTACATGGTTTATCGGCAATACCAGATGTAAAACTTGGACCACCTGCAATCGTTAAACGGCACCATACGCCGTCCTTTGGTACCGTAAAACCCGGAGCATTTGGATATTGAATTCGATCTTGAGCAATACCGGAGAAAGCTTGCATACGATCGATAATAGCTTGCCTTGTCTGCTCTAAAGTCATTGCCATTTTAACCACCGTACTTTTGAGAAATAAAATTATACGTGAGACCATAAATACCTTGCGGCGCTTGTTCAGACCAACCGTTTTCTAAGCGCTCAGCATAAGGCTGGTTGTTCTGTATATAGACCAAATTGCCCAATTTAATCTTTACGGCTTGAATAGCTGCATCCTGAATGGGATTTGTTTCTGGCTCACGTACACCAAAATCAGTAGATCCAACCGAAACAATATGTGACGCTCGGTATGCACCAGTATCAACAGGACTTAGATTAACCAAGGACTGCACAGTATCCATGACCATATTCTTTACATGGTCTTCTGCTGCTTTAGACACATCAAGACTAAAACTAGTCGGCTTTTTCCCCTTCCATCCCATGCTTTACCTCACTTTCTTCGTACATTTCGAAAAGATCTTGAGCGATCGCTTGAATTGAGTAAGCTTCAAACTCAGAGCTTGGTTCTCGTTCACCCATTAGCTTTTTAATCTTTTGCCAGACATGAACAGCTTCATGTAAAAGCAATCCATACACTTCAATCTGATTTCTTTCTGAAGTATCACCAAGCTGAACAACTGCATATGCACCTTCGGAATAGAAATCAACCTGAGCTGCAGCCCTTTCAATAGACAAGAATTGATCGACCTTATTCATGTCCTCAAATAGCAAATCCATATGCAGTTGATTTCGAACTAATGTGTAATGCACATGCTGAAATGGTGAGATATGCCACAAAGGGACGTAGTTTGTATTTACCATTCAAACTCCTAAATTGCGCCCATTAAAAAACCCACCGAAGTGGGTTTTAATTTATGCAACTGAGCACTTTTCTAGTTTTAAAGACCAGTCTTCTCCAAACCTTCGATTAAGATAGTTAGTAATTTCTTCTTCGTATTTTGGAAATGTTGCCTCAGTTACTACTACAGCATTTCGACCACCTGTAATTCCATATCGGTCAAAGCCATTTTCAGCATCTCTAGAAGTTGTATTATTTGAAAGATAAACTTTTGCCTTACCATCTTTAGTTAGACTAGATTTGCCTCTTACATTTGGGCATTTCTTTTCTGGGATTTCGATGACGATTACATATGCTTGAGTTGCCATAATTTAATTACACCTTCTCAATTATGAAATCAACGCCAGTTATCATTCCCCCACTAAAACTATGGGCAGTTAACTTAGCAGACTCTTCATCATCTAATTGTCCAAATTCTACAGCTTTTTCTTTTGAATCTGTTGTAGTAAGCAATCCCTCATTGTCTGGAATTAAATATTTACCAGAATCGGTTAATTTAACGATATACCCCATAATTTCCCCAAGAAAGAATTTTAAAAATAGGTATATAGCTTAAATCAACTAAATTAATCAATACAAGCTTATACCTTCCTCAACTGACATTTCCAAATAGTAGAGGCTGGATCCTGCTGGATATGAATAACGCGGAATGAGCCTAAAGCTGTTAACCATTCATCGTCAATTTTTGGAGTCATAGATACTTCATTTTGCAGCACGGTAGCTTTCTTATCGGTGGCCAGTACTCCAAGCGTTTGGATCTCATATTGACTATATGAGCCAAACAGAACGCCACGACCAGAATAGTTTTCTTTAACTTCGACATATGTTTCATTTTTAGGATCCCAATCTTTTCTTGAGATCCGCTCACATGTAAAGGTATGAACGGCGTCTGCTAAATCTTCATTAAATGCTTCAGCAATTTCTGCCTGAATTTCGTCACGTAAGCCCATTAGATTTTCCTGACAAAAAAGACGGATTTCCGTTTGCAATACGGTTTTATCAAATCAAGAATGAATTGCTCGATTGCACTAAGCTTTACTGATCCGTCCTGATATTCCTTTTCGGTCTCAACCGTATCAGCTTTGACTTTCTTACGTTTTAGTGCCTGTTCCTGTCCTTGATATAGATCACCTTTCATAATGCCCTTGATTATTTGATATGAGGCAGTTTTTAGAGGTTCAGGAACTTGGGTAACGTCTTCATAAGGCTTTACGTTACGTGCTAACAGATATGCTTCGGCCATTTGGAGGTATTGAGCCTTATCACTGGCAGATAAAGCATCAAAGCCTTCAACATGTTCTATCGCTTCTTGTTCAGTGATAAAGCTCATGAATTATTCCTTTGGAATTAATGCTAAAAGTTCATCTTTTTTAGCACCTGCTTCAAATGCTATGCCTTTTTCAGTTAGTAGAGCTCGAAGCTCATCTACTTTTAGACCAGCATAGTTAATTGGTTGTGGTTGAGTATCACTTGGTTTTTGGTCATCTTCAGGTGTTTGACCACCTTCACCTGATTCAAGTTCAGCAATACGTGCTTTCATTGCTTCGGTATCATTTTGAAAGGCAATAAATTCGCCCTTTACTGTTGCCAGTTGTTCTTCGAGCTCAGCAATTTTTGTTTCTGTCATTTGTTGTCTTTCCCGTGCACGGTTAAATGATGAAAGTCCCATATGTGGATCTCCAAAAAGATAAGGCGGTGTTACCCGCCTTTTTGTTATTTGATCTTGTGCTTAAATGCCACAATACGGATCTGTTTAGGATCGTAGACACGTTCCCAGTTATCAGCTGTAGCAAGACCGGCATTATTAGGTGCGATACCTGTTACACCTGCCCATTTAATGCCACGAGGATGTAGTACAAAGTGACGGCGGTTAATAAGAATGTCAGTACCCGCTAAACTATCACGGTCAGTCTCTACACCAACCGGTGCTCCAATATCTTGGAAACCAATCGCACCTTGGCCAAACAAGAAAGAGGTAAAGACATCACCTTCAACCGGCATACCATCATCAACGATCACACGACGGTCCATAAAGGTTTTGTAGAGAACCACACCATCAGCATCTCGAACAGTTTCGATTAAGCCTTGCTTAGCTAAAGCCGCCATGGTTGCCGAGTGCATTGCAATTGCCGTTAATTTATCTACGGCATCACCCAACTTATAAGAAGCATCAACAAAAGATACCCCATCAATTACAGCTGCAGCTCCAGTTCCAGCCGAAATATCATGGGTATTACCTGCCATGCTGGCCGCCCCGAATACACCTTTAAGGGTATTTACGGTAAAACCTTGAAACTCACGCGACCAGTAATCTGCCACCAGATCACCAACCGCACCAAGTGGATCGTCACCAGATAATGCTTTAGCCAAATCATTAGCGCCCCATGCTTTACCACGTGCATGAAGAATCGCAATGTCCTTGCCTGAAGTGATGTTATTTACAGATAAAGGTTTTGAATCTGAAAGTACTTCTGACTCACCGCTTAAATCATTCCAGAATGGGATATTTACTGTAGTACCACCCTCTGTTCCGAAAGCTACATCTACATCTAAATCTCCAACAATGCCAGACTGCCATAATGCAGACTTTTCGGCAGTTTTATTTAATACGTACGGAGTGAATAACTCGGGTACGATTACATCAGCAATTTTTGTGTCGCCCATTAGGCTTTACTCCTTAAAGTTTAATACCGTGTTTTGCCGCTAGCTCTTTAGCTAGTTGCGGGTTTTCATTTCGTAATTGTGCCAATTTGGTCATATTTACCGTGCCATCTGCTTTGAGAATGTCTGGCTGACCTTTTGAATTGTTGCTACCCGGTGCGCCCATGCCATTAGGCTTAGGCCAGTAATACGGTTTCTGCTCGCGTAGAGATTCAACCCATTCTTTTGGAGTCATCGGAGTCTGACCGTCTTTACCAATGACCACATCCCCGTTTTCATCAACTGCCACAGCTTTGCCATTTTCATCTAATGCGAACTTTGACTGAGCTAAAAAGGCAATATCGGCAGTAGCTTCAGGCAATGCTTCAAGCTCAACAGCAGCCTGTACAATTTGGCTCTGAATCACTGATTGCTTGAACTTTTGTGCATAAGCTTCGGCTTTATCAGCACGTTCTTTTTCGGCTTTCAGTAACTTTTCATGTTCTTCACGCATCTTCTCGGTACGCTTCTGAATCACTTCGTTAACCTTGCCGTCTGCGATTAATTTGGCCTCTTCATCTTGGTCAAGTTGAGCAAAGACTTTCTTAACAATTTCAGGATCAATCCCTTCAAATTGTTTCTGAAGCTTTTGAAGTTCCAATTTTGCATTCTTAGCAGCATCTCGCTCGCTTTGAAGTGCAGATTTCAAACCTTTTGGATCTTCATAACCTTCCAAGTCGAGGCGAAACTTCCCGTTTTCCTCGACATATAGAGCACGGTGCTCTTCTTTGATTGCATCAAGTGAATCAACAATAAATGGCAATGACATGTTCAAACCTCTCGTTTGATTGGGGTAAAGCCTTATCTCAAGGCATTAAAAAAGCGCCCCTAAGGACGCTAAATTTCGATAAAAAACTTAGAAGGTTGTTGTAAATAAACGGTAGCCTTCTAGCTCCCAAAGTTTATTTTCTGCTAGCTTTTCCGCGTTTCCGCGAGCCATACGTTCACCAATTTCAGCATCAAAGTTTTCAGCATTCACACATGCACTAAAACCCGTTGCTAGAAAAAACTTTCCATCTAAAAATGCATGGACAAAAGTAGATGTCGTGCCACCGGGGCGTTGCTCAACCGTATATGTAACACGCTCCATCAATGAATCAATTTGCGCTTTAGTTACTCGGGGGCCTACTGACTTTTCAGCTAACTCTTGCTCTGTTACTTCTTTGGTCATTTTCTTTTCACACAAAAAAAGCACCCGAAGGTGCTTTTTACTGTATCAATATTTTACTTATTCTTCTGGTGTACAATAGAATCAAATGCTTTATTAACAGTTTGTTTAGCTAAATTTTTAGCTTGACTACTCAACTCAGTTTGCTTTTTTAACTCTGCAAAATTATCAAAGTTAGTATCCGTATAGTTTATAAACTCTCTTTTTACCGAGCTATAATTAATCTTTTGCATCATTATTATCCTTTAAATAGTTTGCTATAAAATGCTGGTTAAGTTCTGCTGGAAAATAATGTTTCCGTTTTACCCACACAAATCCATCACCTTTCGAAATAACAGCTACATCAATAGGTCCTCCAACGGTTTCTAACGACTCTGTTATTCTCCGCTTAAAAGCAGTAAGGTTCACTAATGATTCAGCCATAGCTGCAAGTTCATCTTTTGGAAGAGCTCCGACCATGCTCACCACTGGATCAACATGCTCCATCCAACGATGAGTGTTTACATTTTCTCTTATTCCCTGCGTTATCTGGTCAATGACTTGATCGAAATCACCAGACGAAACTGTAACTGAACATTCGGGGTTTTCTATTATTCTATCTTTTACTAATTTTTTTATTTCGTCAAAAGAATTTTGTACTATTTCATTGACGAATCTATCATAGTTCGGATTAATTCCATTCATCAAAGTCGCGACCATGTCTTCTTGAGCAAAAGCAATAATCCCAACAGGACTATTTGCACTCTCATGCATGCATTTTCCTTCAACTTTTCTATAAATTAACTTATTGTTAAACATGCCTGCAATTTCATAAGTAAATACAGAGGGATAAATTTCATCCTCACCAAAACCAGCTATAACAATACCTGAATTACTGGATTGAAAAGTATGATGTGTTACACAATAAATAGCTAAGCTTTCTAATTTCTTTGTGTAAACACTATTTAAATTAAAATCTTTAAAAAAATAATCGATTAATTCTTGTTTTTTTACAAGCTCTTTTACTTTTAGTCTTAATGATTTCTCTTCACTTTTACTTATATCTAATGTTCTTGGGCGTCTAGGCATTAAGTAATCATGATAGAAGTCAATTCTAGTTTTTATTAAATTATCTCTTTTATCCTCCTCCATAACTGTTCCATGTAAAGCCTCTTCTTGAATCATCTCTTGTACAAACACTACAATATCATTATACAAATCAATTATCTGCATCAACAACCATTCTTCTTGTCGTTGTTCTGAAAAATATTGAGTATGTGTTTTTAAATAATTAATAAACTGATCGCAATAATCTTCTAATTTAGGATATTTTTTACCATTAATAGATTTCCTATTTAATTTTATTAGAGTTTCCCATGGAACTGCTAGAAGCTCCGCAGTTCCATACACCATTATTCCTACAGGTTCTGTTTTAGATAAAGAAAATAGCTTCAAAGCAGAGTTAAAAATCTTTTTTCCTCTTACTGTTACTGCGCTATCAGCGGCCAAAGCCACCCCATTAGAATTAATAATTGCAACTTCTGCTGTCATTTATGAACCTATTGTTTGTTTATAAATATATTTTTCTAAAATCTAATACGAAAAGATATATTTAGCAATTGATTCAAAATCAAAATATTATTAAATCTTCGTTCCTTCATACACCCTTTCATCCAACATTCTTAACTCATCCAAGGTATACAAACGTCCTTCAGGGTCAAAGAACTTATCAAAATCAAACTTACCTTCTTTATAGAGCTTGTAGCGCTTTGGTCCTAACCATTCTTTTTGAAAGAAGTCATCAGTCTTGCTAAAAAACTCTTTGAAAGTCGTGTTGGCATCCAGTTGACCGATTAATTGACTACGCTCTTCTTTCGGGATGTCTTTAACTCGACGTTCATCCATTACAAATGGACGTTCGCCAACAAGTTGGCCGTCTTTCTCGACTGGTACCAAGATACTGCGACAGTTAGGATGCAACGGCGGTACCCGCTTTGTCGGATCGTTTATTTCCCAAACTGAACCATCCAAAGATGCACAAAGTTTTGAGGTCCTTCCGTCCAGCGTTGCAACCAATCGAACATATTCAAAGCCTATCTGTTTAAAGCTATTTAAATATGCTTGATTGGCCACATGACTACGAACTGTCCTCACTGTACGATCGATATCAGTCTTAGAGCTACTTAAAAGCCCATCCTCATAATTAAGCCGTTTGGTACCACGAATGCGCTGAACTATTTCCTGATTTGTTTTACCTGAGTTGATACCATCCCGAATTGCATACTCAACCTTTTGACGGGCATTTTCAGCAATTCTGGATAGCAGATCATCAACAAGAGCCCCACCTACCAATGGTATTTTTTTAGCTGCGGCATATAGCTTTTCACCATTTGGCTTTTTGATCTTGCCACCATATAGCTTCGCCGTGTAATTGGCTTCATAAACAGCCAAGGCAGTAGCAGAAACAGCGAAAGCTTCAGGTAATGCAATATTTAGTCCTATAAACCACTGAGCAATCAGATCACGAACTTCCTTCAGATTAGCTGTAGTGTACTGCCCACTTGCTAGAGCCACCTTTTCAGAATCATTTAGCTCGTCTAATAAATCCCGAAGCTTTGCCAGCATTGCAGCCGACTCATCATTAAAGATCTTTAGTAACTCATTAACAGATTGAGAAGACACCCGATATAAATACGCCTGATGTTGGGTAAGTATTTCAATCAGGGATTTATCTTCTTTTGAAACCATAAATCACCTCTACAAAGGAGCGTTATCTCTCTCTATTTCTACCCGCTTCACCTCTTCCTGATAGTCATGAGCCGGTAATTTACCTGTCATCAGGTATTCCCAATATGTGCGGAAAGAGTTTTTCCCTGAAATGGCACCTTCATAAAGCTGTTTTGCAAGATTAATATCCGTGACCTGCACAATAAACTCAGGCTCAACCGTAAATGAATATTTTGTTGAATCCAGCTTTAACCACTGCGCTGCATACTTAATGGCCTGTTCAATTGCTGCAGCTGCACACATTACGATACTGTGAAGACTTGCCTGCTGGTCATCCTGTCGTGCACGGCGTGCCTCACCTGATTCCTGTGTATTAGTATCAACCACCTTGGCACCAGCTTCTAATGCTGCATTTTTTTGTGCATCCATTTCGTTTTTAGTGAGTTCAATCCCATTGCCAGATATTTCCAGATAACCGCACTGAGAATCACCTGGAAGACTCCAGACAGCCATAACACCAGTGACACTAATATCTTCATCACCTTCAAGACCATTAATCCAAGGTTGCGGATGAGCCGTATGGTGAAGAGACTGGTAATAATCGGCGCTAAGTTGGTAATACTTCAGAGCAGCTTTAGCCATTGTCAAAAGCGGTACGGTACCTACATCCGGGGAATTACTAGTGGCACCGCAAAAAACAAATGGTGTGAAGGAAAGTTGATTACCGCCGAGATCGGGAGTTTTATCCTCCACATTTGAACCATCAAACAATCGGACTGCTAAGGATCCATCAACCATTGATAGAACACGATGGACCGTTTTCGTATCATGCCCAAATTCATCTTCGCTATTATCGAATTGCTCCTCGAGCACTAACAGTTTGAGATCCTTACGGCCACCAATACTGTTTTCCTTCCAGTTGATAATAGATAACGCATCATATAAGGCGAAATATGGCACTCCGTTAGCATCAACATCGACAAGCAGCCCACAGCGCCCAAACTCTAGCAACTCTGAACAAATGCGAATAAAGAGCTGTTTAAGCCCAAAACCGTCATTTGTTGCATTCTCTATCAATCCTTTAAGTAGAGAACTTTCAATCACAATATTCGGCTCAAGCTTTGAAACTAACCCGATCATTGTGCGTAATGCGTCCTGAACCCATAGCGGATACTGAGCTCGACTTAGATAGGCCTTATAAATCTCTCCAGTCGTATCACCTTGCTTTTCAGCCTCAATCATTCCGGCCGATTTAGCTAGGTACTTTGTTTGTGCCTGTTTGATCTGCTCTTCACCAGCAACGGCGTCACGCATAATCAACCAGCTTTTTTGTGCAGCAATATACTGCGGATGTTTATCAGTAACTGCCATAAAAACACCAATAAAAAAGCACCTGAAAAGGTGCGTTGTTTAACGGGAAAAACCAGCGATTGTGCGCCGTTTAAATACTTTCTGAATGATGATCGGGAATCTCTTGGCTATTGGATATCCACCAGCATCGCCAACGTGGTCCAAACCAGCGCTTTTATCTGGCATTCCAAAATCATCATAGACTTGCTGTTCTAAAGTAGCCGTAAAGTTAGGACACTTGTTTGTGTTCACTTTTAAGTGTCGTTCACCCTCGGCATTTAGAATTTGTGCATTAACTGCAGTGATACGATCTTTAATACCGGGATTCACACCATTAGTTTCAACTTTAAATCCATGTTTCTTTAAGATTGCATGATCAGATTCACTGAAGTTCTTTGAAGATGTTGCCTGACCTGAAGCATCTGGAATCACGGTAATATCGTGATCTGGAAAGCGCTCATTAATCAATTGACACATCGTCGGTGTATCTCTCACGCCAACCAGTTCATCTAAAGCTCTTGGCTTCCCTTCTCGAATGACATAAACCACAGCAGCCATTTTAAGCACGTTAAAATCCATACCAATGAGTAAAGGCTCACCTTTCTTAATTTCTTCATCCGTGTGGTTTAGAACTCGATCAAAGTCGGGGTAAACAGCCCCACTCGTTAAATTAACGAATTGCCCTCTTAGATAAGCTGAAATTAACTGCGGCGGATAAGACTCATAAAGTGATGATATGTAGTCATCTGGAAGATTAGCTTCATTGTCATAAGTTGAAGCTTGAATCATTCCATATAGTTTACGCTTAGCCTCTGATTTATTTGCCTCTTTAACAAATTGCTCGTATGTAAACTTAAAACCTTCAGGTGTAGTGGCCACATCAATACCGTTGAGCAAACCAGCTTGCTTATAACGCATACGTGCGATGATCTTACGCCAAGCCTGTTGAGCTTTGACCTTGGCCATAACATCAAGTTCATCAATCAAGGCGTGGCCAATTTTAAAACCTACAATTGTTGCTGGTTTCTCCATAGACCGGCAAATGATTGTCGTTCGATATTGCCGACCATAATAGATATCCACCTCTTTATTGGTTTCATAAACCTTAGTTTTAAGCCCCCAATCGAAAGCAACCTCTTCAATAGTTGGAAAGAAAATGTCGCGAATCTGCGGGTAAGTTGGAGCAAAATAACCCAAAGGTACTTTAGGGAATTCCCAAGCTTTGTTGCATAAACTGGAGCATCCAACCCAAGTCTTTCCCGATCCAAAGCCAGCGACAAATGCGCGGAACTTCTTTTCCATCTGCAAAAAATTAGCCTGAGGTACATTCAGTGTCGGATTGATGTTCGGCATCTTTTTTACTCGCATCCACAACTTGAATAGTTACCTTGACTGGTGTTGGATCTTCATCACCTTCACCCTCTCTTAACTTTTCAATCTCAAGTTGCTTTAACTCAAGATTTAATAACATCAGGTCATAACCCTGCATTTCTTCCCGAACCTGTTTAATAACCCCTTGCTTCATAAGCCTGTTGTTCTTCCAGTCTTCATAAATCTTCTGAAGCTCTTTAAGTCGGTAAGCTTTATTAGCTAAAGGGATGTCATAAACATTCTTTTTAAAGTCCTCTCGGGTTTTATGAAAAAGGTCTTTATATTTCTTACTTAAATTCTTTCCTGCCGCTTTTGTCGGGTCATAAAGTTGTACCTGTTTTCGATCAATCTCAATGTTAAATTCTTGCTTGACAGCATTAGCTACCTGTTGAGGGGTATCCATGCAGGCAAGCGCTTGAACAATAAATATTTTTACCTGTTCTTTAAGTGCAGCCATACCCCCACCTTTGTCTAGCTACGTCTAGCAAAGAAGGCAAAAAAAAGAGCCATTCGGCTCAGTTGATTACGCAGTTTCCGCAGCATTTTGAAATATCAAGATTCGAAACAAACGGAGGATTTTTTGCGACTTCAATAAGTCGCTTAACATTCTTACTTGGCCCCCACCGTTTAACCACGCCAACAAATTCTTCTACATCATGACCAGCTAAGTAATGCTTAGGCAGCCCTGTACTATCGCTATAAATGATTTCGCCGTCCTTGTCTCTCATCACTCCAATGTGGTAAAGCTCATGTTCAAGTAAGTAACAGAACTCTGTATCGTTTGCACGCTCACAGAAAGAAGCGTCGACAGTTATTAAGTATGTTGGCACAAAGCCGAACCAGTCTCGCATCTGTTGCTCTTGTCTGGCCTTACGCCATCCACCAACATTGAACATGACTTTTTCGCACTGGCCTAATACCATAGCTTGCTTGCTTTTATATGCAGAAGAAGCCCAAGCAAATGCTAAAAATTCTTCATTATCGTGAAGCAGCTCAGCTATGTGATCGTGATCGGGGTTATAAAGAGGCCCACCTATCGTTAAGTAGTTGGCCACAACCCATTTCTTTAGGTCTGGAGCTGGTGTTAGTCTTATTGCTTCTTCTTCATCTGCTTGATCAATAAAATCAGTCGGTGGAAATGGTCTGATCTGCTCCATCTTCAATTCTCGCTAATTCACTTTTTATCCAGTTGATGACATATCCCGACAAAATAGAATCTGGATGAAAGCGCTCTATTTTATAACCCATCTCTTCAGCTTGATCATAACGATCAAGACTCCATGCTTTATTTGACAGCTTTCCACCACGCCCACCAGACCAGGGCCCGCCCTCAATTTCAATCAACAAGCGTAATTTCACAATATGGAAATCAAAGCGCCAATGCTTGGTATGAATGGGTTGAAACTTGCTTTCAAAGCCAATAGCCAAATCTGTTAATTCTTCTTTTAGAGTTGCTTCAGCCTCTAAATACTTTTGAGTAGCCTTAGGCAATGGTCTGCTTTTAGGTTTTGTTTTGGGCTCTTTTTTCCTTGTTAGCCAAAAATATTCTTTTTCATTCATATTACACCCATAAAAAAACCGCCCGAAGGCGGTGGCTAAACTCAGAGACAACTAACTATTTTTTTTAAAAGTTGATTTATAGAGCCTTGAATTAAAATAATCCGTAATCTCTTTACCTTCATTTTGAACCTTTTCCTCACTTAAAGGTAAAAAATCTAATTCAGATTTCAAGCTCATATACTCTGGAATAAATTTCTTTATTGGCGGAGGTGGTTTAGGTCCACCTTCTGTAATTTTTTCAATAAATCCAGCTAACCATAAAATGTATTCATCTTTTAAATTATGAGGAGGAATCAGACTGACATCTATTTTTACTTTGCATTCCTCTAGTGGTGTACTGAACTGTTCAATAAAATCAATAAAATTATATTTTAATTTAAATTCTGTTCCCTCAATTTCTCTGCGTATACATGTCATAAGTAAGTTCATATTTTCAATACAGTCATGTGAAAATAATTCCTCATCTTTAATTTTGTTATAAACATTTTCCGCAAACATGAGATACTGTGGCATTTCAGCAGCTCCTCATTTTTATATAGTATTTTTTCTTAAGGTAGTCCTATTATAACAATGTTGCAACAAGAAATTTTCCATTTTTAGTTTAAGGAATTTTTTAAAATTATAAAGACGATTAGATTCAATAAATTAGTACGAATAAAAGCTAGGAAAGTTTGATTTTTCTAATGAGCCTTGAAATGGATTATTGTGTTTAGTTGATCAATTTAAAAAGCTTGCCTAGTAGGCAAGCTCCCCTTTTTGATATTTGCGCTGATCAACAAGGTTTAATGTTACCTACAGCAACACACTGATAATACAGAAATATTTAAAAATAAAAAAGCCCATTTCTTATTCTCAATTAGAAATGGGCTTAGCGAAAAAATGACGCTTATACCTGAAATAGGAAATATCTATTCGGAAATATTTCCAACTGCATCTTGGCATAATATTTAAGCACCATCAATATGAATTGAATAAAAAATAAAATAATTCAAACATTTAAAACACTAATATTTAAATACCTATACATTTCTATTAATGATAGTTTTGATTTCTTATTACTTACAAATAATCTTTTTAGTTCTAGAAAATTATTCAGAACATGAAAAAACCCCACTGACAATTGATATCGAGTGGGGTCTTATGTGCCGTAGTGGGCAGGCTGTTTGCAAGCTATGATCTAGTATTAACTAAAAATTAAAAAAGCAAATTAGTTTTCAATTTTCATAATCACATACTGCAAACTTACATACATTCCAACTTTTCCCCTATTAAGCGCCCCATAAAACTTTTCATCAACAAAATGATCAGATTCATCATATAACCACTTATGAATTTGAATAATTTGAATGTTACCCTTTTTATCTTTTCTTGCTACAGGGTCGATTACAGACCTTACAATTACCCGCTCATTTGTCTCAACATCTCTCAATGTGATAATTGCCATTTTGAATCCCCCATAATAGTTATCATGTATAACAGGTAAACTTACTTCGGTATACAAATTTTTATTATTTTTTAATAATTTATAAAGTATTTCACTCTTAATTAACAATAAAAGAAAAAGCCCGCCAAAATCTCATATCTGACGGACCTTATGAGCCAAAATATTCCTGGCAAACGGTATTGGCTTAAAGCAAATAATATGGAAATCTTTGAATGCATTAGCGGAAATTCAATTTCTGCCTTTTCATCTTTTTGGATTCACAAATTTTCCCAACAAAATTGGTTAACCATAAAATACTTTCCTCACGATCTTCAAAATGAGGGATAAGGCTTAAATCTACTTTTACATCTCGATCTGATAAAGGCAAACTTAAACAATATTCGAAGTCGATTGAACTATATTTCAGTTTTAGTTTTTTTTCCGCAGCTTGATTTTTTATCTCTGCCATAATGCGATTAAGATTAACAATTAAATTATTAGAAACTTGGTTATTCTGATAAACACGTTCATACACGTTCTCAGCCACGTCGATGTACTTTATTAGCTCTGCATTCTCATTCATATCATTTGTACTCCTTTTTTTTATTAAATTATGCGGAAATAAATGTTTTTTTGAGTTAGTTAAAATATTCAGCATGTAAATTTTGTTAGTTTTTACTATTGATATCAAAAAAATAAATATATGATTATTAATAATTTTTTTAATTTTAAATTTTTATTTACACTTTTTTGAACATTAGTCGATTCAAAAGAAAGAGTAAAAGCAAAAAGCTCCGCCAATAATCGATATTTAGCGGGGCTTCAAATGCCGTAATACGTCCGGCAAACGGAAAAACTAGTTCTTAGGTGCTCTAAGAATATTTAGGACTTTCTCAGACATATCATGTAAGTCAGATCCAATGGGCAACCAGAATTTATAATTAATGTTGTCCCGGTTAAAAATCTGCTTGTAGTACTCAGTATTAAAAGATGAATCAATATCAGAAGCTTTAAGCAATCTACCTTCTTTTTCTATCTTTTGCCCATCAAGTTCACCACCGACACAAAGGTTCATTTCAGTTACCAATTTTAATCAGACAACATTATAGCACAAAGAAAACCTCCCGAAGGTGGCATTTTGAGTATTAAACCTTTCTAACTCTAAACTCATAATGTGGAAGCATACTTGTATATGCAACAACATCTATAATTTCATACTTTTCTTCAAGTCCACTTGGTAACTGTCTAATAAGGAAATCACCCTCCCTAACAGGAACCTTGATATCTTTACTATTAATCCCCGATTCACTAACCGTGCATTGCGTTAATTCCTTTTCTTCACCTGTTGAAGAAATAATTAGCTTTAATGTCTCTCTTTTTAACATTTTTATCCCCTTATTATTGGAGATATTTTTATAACACAGAAATGTAAAAAGCCCACCGATTTGGCGAGCTTTTAAATATTTTGGTGCAACACTTATAACTTCGTCCCACCATATCACAAATTTAAACCAAGTGTGCTAGACAGTCAAGTAGCATCAAATCCTCAATCATAGACACCCAGTAAAATATTATTTAAACTGATTTGAATAACTTTAATTAAATAATGACTTCTCAATGACAAAATTTTTAATAGCTTTAATACTCTCAATGGCTTCTTGCGCAATTGCCAGTGCTAAAAGCTCAATTCCACAATACTCAGATTATCCAGTTCAATCAATTTATACTGGTAAAGCTGCAAGTTTAGATTTATCTGATCCTGATGCAAAATTGTTTCGTACTAGACTATCTGAAGCTCTCAAAAGAAAACCTGATTTTGCTGGAGAATACGTATCTACGATGTGGGGCTGTGGAGCTAATTGTCGAAGTTACTCTTTTGTAAACAAGAGAACTGGAAAGTTGTTAAAAGATGGATTTGGTGGTGAGGAACGGCAAGAAGATCTGCTTGAAACAAAACTACATAGTAGATTACTTGTCACTCAAGAAGAAATATTGAACGACGATTATGATGTTGAAAGTATAACTCAAAGATTTTATGTACTTGAAAATGGAAAATTTAAATTAATAAAAACTGTGGATAACATTAAACCTGAATAAATACAATTTAATAGTTTTATCCTTTAAATTATTGTTTAGGCTGTTTTTAAATTTCAATTACTTCCTTCTCAAAATCTAAAAATCATTGAAAGTGAATACAAGCACCCTATTAGACGGGTGCATATTTAAAAGTTAAGATGGTTTTTAATTAATCTTAAATTCAGCCAGGGCTTCAATCTTTCCATCCAAATAAGCCAAGCCCTTATCAATCTCTTTTCGGACGGTATCCTTACCAACCCCATGGGTGTTGGCAATTGTTCGGTATGACCAATCATTCTCATAATAAAGTATTAAAAACCAAGCCCTTTCTTGCAAAAATTCTCTACTATCGTTGTGCATCTTAGCAAGTAGTTTACTTACCTCAACTGCCTCATAATCTTCTATTTCACATGGCATCGAAATCTTGCTTGATCTAACTCTAGTTGTGTCATTTTGGTCAATTAAGCAAGCAAGCGGATTAGCTGAAACTTTAAATTTTGTTGATCTTACCCATAGACCATATTGTTCTAGCCACTGATGTGCGGAACGTTTAGACCAGTCCATTGTCTTGTTATTAACTTTTGCATTCATGTTTAAACTTCCCTCACATCAATATTATGAACTGTTTTCATAAGGTGTTTTTTATTTCGATAACTTGGCAATTTGCGTGTTGCTACAGATTTCACATCTTCAACGACAAATTCACCCTGTGCCGTGAAGTAGGTGAAATCAGCAAAATATCTAAGTGCAGGTTTTGCTCGTTTCTCCCCTTCGATTTTTGTCTTCGGTGCCAATTCAAATTTTGTGTGATGCTGCAATTGTTTAATTTCACCTCGTTGTTGTAGAGCCTTTAGCTCGATATACCGTTTGTATTCTTTCGTACTGTCAAAAGTCATTCCGTCCAATTTAATTTTTGAAGCATTAAACTTATTGCGGCTTTTCTTTACCTTTTGGGATTTAGGGCATGTTGCACGGTAATCAGCAAGACTCATTGAACTCATTCTTCAACCGCCTCCTTTCTCGCCAACCACCACATAACCACCGCCCCACAAATAGCGGCTGTAAAAAATGAAATGAGTAAACCCCACACTATAATCTCGAATTTATTCATACACTCGCCCCATCTAAACGCAAATCATCCCAGTCGCATTCAACCACTGTTAAACCATCATGTTGAAACCTAGACCACAAACGATCCCCCAAGTTCTCCTTTAAACCCTGCGCCTTGTCTGTTGATTGAAGCGTCATGTTGGAAATTAAAACTGTCGGCTTTTTTTCGTCATAACGTGCATATAAAACTTTATGAACGAGCTGCAATCGACTCTCGTGTTGGTCGTGCAAACCATATTCATCCAATATCAATAAATCACAGTCCGTGAAGCGAAAAATTGCATTTGCTTCATTGTCATCAGGCTTTGTCCATGCAGTGGCAATTTCATTTGCCATATCTTCAGAGGTGACGTAACGAACATAACTGCGCTTGTCCAAAACATTACGTGCGATAGCACATGCAAGATGGGTTTTGCCTGTTCCTGTGCGCCCAACCATAATCAAATTGCGCTTCTTCCCTGAATTAAAATCTTGAACAAACTTATGACAAGCAGCTTTAGCCTCTTTTTGCGGATCGATACTCACCACATAATTTTTAAATCCGCTTTCCTTGTGGCGCTCAGGGATTTTTGCTCCGGCAAAATGTTTTTCACGTACCATAAGGTTGACTTGGTGTGCATGTTCAATTTGCGATTTCACATACGCTTCATTTGCACATGTTTGGCAAACTGGACGACCAATTAATAAAATCATGAGCTCATTGTGTTTGGGGCAAAACTGATTAGTTTGTACCAGCTCAGTTTTGAATTGTTTGCTCAATGCATTCATAGCATCTCCCCTACGTCGATATCATCTGTGGCTGGGGCATACTGTTTTGCACTCCCCCAAGCACTGTTTACGTCTCGTGCTGGTGCAGTTTTCACTGATGAGTTTTGTTTCTTGGGTCTTGTCGGTTTTGCGAATTCCTGAATCAACCATGTTGCAAATTTTCTAATGCGCTGGTTTTCAGTGAGGTCGATTTTGTTTTCCCAGTGCGCGTTGAAGTTGCCAAGATGAAATTCATAATTTGGCATTTCTAAAACTTGCTCAGCTTGTGCTCCTACCTGTGAAGTCCTAAGAATATTCAGCAAAAGTTCACGATTTGGTTTCCAAGATTCTTCTGCCGCTGAAAAATTTTCTGCCGCGGGTGGTGTGTGTGTATTATCCTGTTCCTGTTCCTGTTCCTGTTCCTGTTCCTGTTCCTGTTCCTGGCTTCGAAGGGGCTTTGAAGGGGCTTTGAAGGGGTTATTTATTTTGGCGTTTTCGCCACGCTTTTGGGTCATACAAAATGCTTGGGCATATTTATCGAAAAAGCTTGACAAATAAGGGCTTGACGGCAATGAGTCATACTCTTTTTGCACATTCTTACAGCGGTTGTCAGCTGGCTTTAATGACTCGGCTACTTGAAAACGCGCCATCTCGTGCACCCATACCGTCTCTGTTGCTTCGTCATAGCTGCAAAACCCCGCTTCACAGGCACTTTGAAGCCCCTTTGAAGCCCCTTCAAAGCCTAGTCCAGTTTCATGAGCAATGTATAAAAGGGGCATGTAATACAAGCCAAGCATATTTGCGTGAGGGCTTGTCATTAAATACATAGCGACAATTAAGCCTTCAGGTGTTTGACGAAGCTTTTTACCCGTAATCCCCGTCCAGAAATGTGGTGAGACTTTCCCATAGTCACGCATGGTTATTTATCTCCTTTGAAGGGGGTTCGAAGGGGCTTTGAAGAGGTGATAGCAATCATTAATTTCCCCTTTCAAGCTGATAAAATCTTTCCTGAGCCTCAATAGCTGCATTCATAACTGAGAGCGGCATTGCTGCTAATTCTTTGGCTGAATAGATCTTTAACGGTTGCTCAAGCGGAATAACCACCTCTAACGGTGTGGTGGAAACGGATATATCCTGTTTTCTTCTTGCTGCATATCTCATTTTTCACCAACCTTTGGCTTGATATAGCCACCAAAAGAATCAACCAAACACGCCTTGGTTAAGCTGGTTACAATCTGCTGAGCTAACCACTGCGTTATGCGAAATTGACGAGCCATAGCCTCTGAAAACTCAACCTTGGTCACCGCTGCATTATTTTCGTCATAACCCTTATTGCGTAGGTTTTGCTTTTTCAATTCAAACAATTGGCCAAGCACTCGCAATGCAGGCTCATAAAAAGATTGGATTTCACTTTGTTGGCGAGAATCCTTTACTTGCTGTGTGAAACTACTCATGAAACCTCCGCTATTGCTTGCTCAGCACTTGTTAGTCGGCGTTTGGCATTAAGTTCTGCAACTGTTGCTGTGCGGATTTCTTTTGAAGAAACCAGAATCAAATGATTCTCTGATTTGATGGTCCATAAACTAGTCAAAGTTTTGTTTTTAACTTCAAACAAATCATTTGATTTGAAAGTACGGCACTCTTTAGTAAGTACTACAACGTCACCCACTAAAAATTCTGGCTGGTTGCGTTCGGTTATTTGATTTGATAAATTAGTTTGCATATTCATGGGTCCCTAAATTTGTGAATGCAAAACCACTCCTGTTCCCGCAGGTAGTGGTTTTTATTTCAAGAATTTCCATAACCAAATCTTCTTTACCTTTTATTAAAACTTGTGATAAATTGACCTTGTTCATTTGTTTTTTCTTGGTTAAATGAACATGAAGCCTGATTGTCACCATCGGGCTTTTTTAATATCCAAGCTTTTCTTTTTGACCACTAATTTCGTCATGAAATAAGTCATCCACCGTTTCTATACGGTTCATCCAACTCTTAGACATAACTAAAAGTGCAGCTACACGTTCTTTATCAATGCTTTGATAATCTTTAGGAACGACTTTTAATCCAAGCAAACTCAATAGCTCGCAAAACATTTCAATCTCATTCAAGCCATTGTTTTTCTTGTCTGTTTTAAGTCGTGAAATAGTGCTTGGATCAACCTTTAAATGTTCAGCAATCTCTTTTTGATTGCTTATATCAAGGCCATGCAATATACGAGAGACGTCATTTCTGGCACTTGCAGATATATCAACTGATAATTTGCTCATGGTTAGGTCCTAAGCATTTGAAGTAGTTCGTTTGATTGGTTCTTTGCCATTTGCCAAATCTCTGATTTGGTATTCGCGAGCTAAAGGAATCTTTTCATTTGGCCACTGGTAAACAGCAGGTGGCTCAATTCCTAATAACTTTGCTAAGCCAACACCATTGACACCAAGCAACTCATAAGCTTCCTGTTTGGTCATTTGTGCAACCTCAAAAATAAGATTTCTTAGTATTAAAACAAAGATAACTTATTTTTGCAAGATGTAAGATAACTTATATGAAGAATCTAGAAACTATGGGTCAGCGTATTCGCGCCTTACGAAGAGAAAAGAAATTAACCCAAGGCGAGTTGGCAAAAATCGTCGGGGTTAGTGCGCCTAATGTCACTGGTTGGGAGAAAGATGCTTATGCTCCTAAAGCAGACCCATTAAGCAAAATGGCCGCTTATTTCGGAGTGTCGACTTCATATATAACTAATGGAGATGAAAGCGGACCTAAGTTGGATAGCACTGTTGCGCAATTGAAAGTTCTGGATATCGAAGCTTTTAAGAAAAAATACAATATTCCCGATAGCGAAGATGCTGTTAAATTTCTTGAAATACCTGTTAAACCATTCCCCACCCAAAAAAGATATGTTCCTGTTAAGGCTTATTCAAAGATGGGAATGGATGGGTATTTCACGGATATGGGATACGATGGAAATGCTGGGGATGGCTATGTTCCAACTCATACAGCAGGTCCACGAGCCTATGGCATTAAAGGCACTGGCGACTCAATGTTTCCAGCAATTCGTAATGGTTGGTATGTTGTGTGCGACCCTGATGCAGAACTTGTGCCGAATGAGTTTGTTCAGGTGTGCTTGAAGGATGGAAGATGCACAATTAAAGAATTTGTCGGCATAAATGGCGGGGTTTTAAGCTTGCTTTCTGTGAATGGTGGTGAGCGATTTTTCTTTGAAATGGATGAAGTTGAAAGCATTACAGCTATTACAGACATTGTTCCACCAAGTCAACATAGACAAGAACATCCATATTCACATTAATTACAGGACAAGCTATGGACAACGCAAAATTACCAATCAATCAAATTATTGCCCGTATTAATGATGCTGCGAAAAATGGAGAGGCGTTAGTTCTAACTGCTGAAGAAGTAAGAATCCTTTCAAAAGATATCGGCGATAAGGTCTTTATTCCTGTACTTACAAATGAACAAGTCGTTCAGTTAGTAAAAGAAGGAAAGCTGGGGCAGAAAATTAATAACACCAAAGATTAATAAACTGTGAACCCGACACAGTCATTATAATGGTTCGGGAGGGGGTAATATGCAATATTCATTAGATTTAATCACACACAATGTTGAGGATAATATTATTCATCAACGGTCTAGTGATGGTTACGTGAATGCGACAGCCTTATGTCGCGCTGTTGGTAAACAATTTAATGATTATAGTAGAACAAAGACAACACAAGCATTTCTACAAGCCCTATCTAGGTCAACGGGAATTCCCGTTGACCTTTTAGTAATAACTATTGTTGAGGGCGAAAACTATCGTCGAGGCACATGGGTTCACCCCCAAGTAGCAATAAACTTAGGCCAATGGTGCTCTCCTGAATTTGCTGTAGCTGTGGCACAATTCGTAAATGCATGGGCAACAGGCACCATAAAACCAGCACCACAAATGCCATACCACCTAGAAAGGTATGTGCAAAATATGAACTCAATACCTCATACGCATTTTTCAATGCTCAATGAGCTTACATTTGGCCTTATTGCTCCTATGGAGAGTAAAGGATATACACTTCCAGAGCATTTGGTACCTGATATATCTGAAGGCAGAATGTTTAGCAAATGGCTTAGAGAAGTCAAGGGGATGGATACATCTGCATTGCCATCTTACAGTCATAGATATCAAGATGGCAGAATTGTTCAAGCAAGACTATATCCGAATGAGGTTTTAGGGGATTTTAGAAAACACTTTCATGAAGTGTGGATCCCAAAAAGAGCTTTGTCTTATTTTCAGGAAAAGGACCCACAAGCCCTACCTTATTTAAGGCAAGTATTCTTACTAGCAAACTAATAAGCACTAACTCCCTCCAACCCACCACCATGGTGGGTTTTCTTTTGTCTATTAAAACATAAAAATAAGATTTCTTAAATTGGAATAAGATTTCTTATTGACAATAAAACTAAGTTTTCTTATATTTATTTCATGAACAGCAAAAAGCCCTGACAACTTTCCACGGCAATCAGGGCTTTCCACTTACATGAGGTTAATTATGAACGTAAAAACCGTTTCAAACAAGCATAAGGTAACTGGCATTACAGCAATTGCTGTACTTGTAGCCTTAGGTTCTTGTGAATATCGAACTGCTAATTCAAGCGTCCCTTCTAATTATTCATATGAAAGCGAGCAAGTAGTTGCTTCTGAATATGAACTTCTAGCTGTTAAGAAAACAGGTGAAAAATCCGGTGAAGGCGTTATACGCATAGACGGCTTTAAATTAAACGTAAGCTTTGATTTTGACGGCATAGCAGATAGCTACGGTGTAGCAGGTTCAGATTTTACAGCTGCTGAAATTACCAACTTGGCCATTGAGTCAGTAACAGACTTAAGCGGCAAACCTTGGAATGATTTCACCAATCATGACGACCATAAAAACATAAATATTTTATTGGCTGGCTATATCGACCGTAATAAATGGTTGGAGGCAGCCTAATGAAAGATTACAACTGCCCTACTTGCAAGAAGATGATTCCTGTTGACCGCTCAGAAATTAAAGCGGGCGACACTGTCTCATTTTGCAAAAAGATCCAAACATCTAAGTCTGCCCGGTTCTCGACTAAAGAAGAAATTGTCGATTGCCGTGAAGAAGATGTTGTTTTAGTTAAATATCGCAAAGAACTTATTCCTTTAAATATTAAGGACGTCTCACCTGTTGATGCGCCAAGCCCGCTCACCTATGCCTTTGTTGGCACATGTGAATGCGAGGAGGCTAAATATGTCTAATTTCAAAAAGCACCCTGACGGCTACAAGTCATTTTTAGGCCGTGATGATAAGGGCCTCTACTCTGTCCGCATTGGCTGGCAGGTGTACGCATCTAATGCTAATGGTTCAGTTCTTTACGAAATCAAGGACTCAGTTAAGACACCTTTGGACGTTGAAAAGTTCAAAACCGACTATCCAAAAGTTTGGAATGAACTTACACAAGAAATTGATTTCCAACGCAGAAAGCAGCTCGCTATAAAACTGCGTGAAACAAACATCCCTACTTATGACCGCAAAGCATATAAGCAAAAACGCGGCTTCACCGGAAGTAGATAGGAGAATACTTATGGCTATTCAAGTTTTCACACCTGAAAAAACATTGCTGGTGCAAAGTGTCATTTGTTACCTGTATACAGATCCTGGTCTTGGTAAAAGTTCCATTGCTCACACAGCTAATAAACCTGTCATTTTTGACTTTGATAAAGGTCAACATCGTGTGGCACCTGAGCTACGCCGTGGAACTATTGTTCGTATAGATACATGGCCAGATTTAGAAAACCTAAAAGATAGTTTTTATGACAACTATCAAACTATTGTGGCTGATACCGTTGGGGCCATGCTTGATGCTATTAAAGATCAATTATTAAAGAACCCTGACAATAGACAGCGTGATCAAACTCTAACTCTCAAAGCTCAAGGTTTAGCTGGTAATAAGTTTATGACTATGGTTCGTAAATGGCAGAGCCTTGGCAAAGATGTAGTGTTTATTGCTCATGCTATCGAAGAGGAAGCAGGCAAAGAAAAGCTAAAAGTCTATCGTCCGGACTTAGCTGGTAAAAACCGTAATTTGCTTTACCGCATGGCTGATGTAATGGGCTATCTCCATTCTGCCACCGATGAGAATGGCGATACTATTCGTACTATTCTTTTCAATCCGACACCTACTCACCACGCTAAAAACTCTGGCCGATTAGGAACGGTAATAAAAACATCTAGTGGTGCAGAAATCTGTACTGGCCAAGTTCCCGTACCAGAGTTAAGCAATTCGCCAACATTCTTAGCTGATCTACTTAAGCAAGCTAAAGATCACATCAATACTTTGACGCCAGTGCAAGCCGCGGAGATTAAAGCTCAAGCTGATTTGAGTAACTTTAAACAGTCTTGCGCTGAGGCTAATCACGCAGGTGATCTAAATCAGCTTACTGAATCTCTCGATAGACAACATAAGTATGCCCTTCCTATGTGGCATGCGATTCAATTACGTGCTCGTGAAATGAACTGCACTTTTGATCAAGAGCAGAAGAAGTGGAAAAACCCGCCAGAGTTCAAAGGTATATCGAATGAGCAGCGAGACGAATTACAAGTTTTCATTGATGAGCGCGGTTTAGACGTGAAAACAGTTTGTGAGCACTTGGGTATAGATGCCCTCATTCAAATTGAAGCGGCAAAACTAACTGCAGTTAAACAAGAAATTGAAACCTTAGCAAAAACTGGGATGACAGCATGAAAATACTTAATAAAGTTGAGGCCAAACTTGCTTGGGCTAACGGTGAATTACTTTTAGTAAATAATACTGAGCGTAATGGCTGGGAACCATTTAACCCTTATGACTTTGGCTTTGATGTTTTTGATAAATTCGAATTTCAATTAAAGCCTAGAACTATTTTTATTGGTGAATTTGAGGTACCAGAACCATTAAGAGAAGCGCCAGAAAAAGGTTCTACTTGCTCTTACCCTAGCCCAACTGTTGAATTAGGTGTTCAGCAGTTTAAGTGGAATGGTTCAAAGGGACAATTACGCATGCTTCAGCATGGTCAAGTCCACTCAAGTTTTGATAATGCTTTTGCTCATTGCTGCGCGATTATTAAAATTAGCGGTGGTGAGTTTGCTGGAGACATTCTAAAACTTCTAAATAAACCTACTGAAGAAGTCGAAGAAGAAAAGCCTTCAGAAAATGATGTTGAAAAAGCACAAACAACTGAGCCGGCTATTGAATCAGAAACCACTGATCCAGAATATCAGAAGAAACTTGATACCCTGCTGCAACGGGTTAAGGACTCAAAAACACCAGACGAAGTAAATGCAGTTTATCGATATACACGCACTTGGTCTGATAAACAAATGGAGCCTTTGCTACTTGCAACTCACAAACGTCTTGAAGAGCTAGAAAAATCTAAGGCGCAAGCAAATGAACCACCATCACTAATGGTCCAGATCCAAAACGCGCCTGACCTCACAACATTGGATGCTTTGGAAATAGATGTGGCCGCACGAGATCCACAGATTCAATCACGACTCTTGGATTTTGTTAAGAAACGCCGCTTTGAATTAGAAAATGCGACATCAAACGAACCTGATTATTTACTGGAGGAACCTTTCTAATGTCGAAACAAACTACTCCAGAGTTTCTTTTCGAGCCAAAGCTGCTACCAATGCAGCTTTTCGAAAAGTTCATAGTGTTCAACGTAAATGCCGGGTATCGCGGGAAAGGTACACCGCACGGCGTGAACTTGATTAAAGGTAATAAAGCCACCCTTTCTGTAAGCAACGAAGGTGTGATGAACAAAGCAGCTCAAGAGCGATACAAGCTAATGCTTTTGAAATATTTCAAAGAAGGTCGCTCTGCAATGGATGAGCTGGATCATGAAGTTAAACGTATTTATAGAATGGTGGCGTGATGGAAGAAAAGATAAAAGTTGTCAGCTTCAGTGGTGGTCGTACTTCTGGCTATACAGTCAATATTTTTAAAGATGATCCAGAAGCACATTTTGTTTATATGGATACTGGCGCAGAGCATCCAGCTACTTATCAATTTATTAAAGATATTGTAAAGCAATGGAAAATTAATCTTGTATGCCTACGAGCGGTTGTAAATCCAAAGATGAACAAAGGTGTGGGTTACAAAATCATACCTATTGATGAGTTAAAACAGGACTTGGAACCATGGAAAGAAATGCTCAAAAAGTACGGAAGTCCTTATTACGATATGCCCTTCTGTACTGCTCGTATGAAAACAGAACCTTTTGAAAAGTACTGCAATGATGTATTTGGTAAAAACAACTATGAGCGTTGGATTGGAATTAGATCTGATGAACCAAAAAGATTACCAATTGAGGTTTTAGAAAAATTAAGTTTACCAATCCATAAAGATGCAAAAAATCAGAAAGCTGGATTTAGATATTTAGCTGAAATCAGTGATTTCACTAAAGAGGATATTCTTGACTGGTGGGAGCAACAGCCCTTTGATTTAGCCATTACAGAACATCTCGGAAATTGTGTTTTTTGCATTAAAAAGCACTTAAACAAAGTCGCACTAGCCGCCAAAGATGAACCTGAACAAGCAGTGAAATGGATAGAGGTAACTGAAGGTCCAAGCGTCAGATCTGAAGGTAGAAAATACAACCATCATCGGATGTATCGTTCGCGGTTGCACTTGAGCGATGTTATTGAAGCTTTCAAAGACCATAACAGAGATGAACTTTTTAACGCTCTTAGAAGCAGTAAGCGTTACGGGTCTGGTTCATGTTCTGAATCTTGTGAAGCAATTGTTTGAAGGAACTGAGGGATGAGCAAAGTTATTGGTGAAGTTAATTTGACCCCTAGCCGTATTGAAGGTACTCCGGATCAGGTAGCTATTCATATTTTTGAAGAAATCATTTGTCCAAGTACTGAGGAGCTTCTCAAAAATAATCCTGAGGCTGCAAAGGTCTTTGCATACCACATTTTTGGTTTAGCGCTTTCTCAGCTAGCCGAATTCCATTCAACTAAAAGTTTAGATAAAGCTGTAACCGTTACTCTTCACAACCTTTTGCGTCAATTGAAGAAAGAACGTAATGAGTTGAAGCATTAAGGAGATTTATATGTCACGTTTAACTAAATTAGATCGTATGACACATGCAGAAAAAGAGGCTGCAAAGAAAGAATTTTGGGAAGCTGCTGATAATCAAACATTCCCACCTGAAACGGTTGCAATCGTAATGCACGTATCTTTACCATGGTTGCAGAAGAAAAGATGTGAAGGCGGCGGTATTCCCTTTTCGAAACCGCACAAACGTCAGGTAAATTATGTGAAGGCTGATGTTTTGGCGTATATTGAACAAAACAAAATGGCACATACTGCATAAGCGGCTAAGTGCCGCTTTTTTAATCAATTAAAATAGACCTTTAATAGACTTAAACCTGAAAAATAGACCATATTTACCAAAATAGACCATTAATAGACTATTTTTGTATTGCTAAAGATTGTGTAATATTGCATTGTATTGTTTTAATATAAATTATTAAAAATATTGATTTTTTAATATCGCTAGGTATTGCTTAATATTGCATTGTATTGTTAGAATCATTAAAACCCCGCTGAACTTTAGGGTTCAAGGGTAACGACATGCAGCGGCATCTTCGGAGCATTTATTTTTAAATAAATACCTATAAATTCGAATTTTATTTTCAAATTAAAATACCTAGACAGACCTGTCAGTCTATTTTTTTTATTCTCTTAACTAATTAGTTGTTCTTAAAATTAAATACTCATTATTTTTTTTAATTATTATTCATTTCTACGTAAACATTCCTCATACCATCCCGCTTGGAAATCTTCAATTGCTTGGCGTTTAAAGAAACTTGTCTTAAATACTTTGGCAGCATAAGCTGAGCTAATTAAGTCTTGATAAAGCTGCTTGGCTTTTTCATCTGCTAACCCATCGGCAATTTGTTGTAAATCTTGTGCTGGTACTTTTTGCTGTCGTGCTTCCATCACGTTATAAGCGACCTTTTTTACGATATTACAAATATCCGGGTCAGCTGTACTTTCATTAGCATAGCAACTGGTGGCAATAAAACTTAATAATAATATTTTAAATTTCATATCCCTATCCTATTATTCATCTTCCGTTCTTAAAAAAGTAATAGATGAGAAGACCTATTCCTTTCAAAATGTTCATGCAGGATTAATTACATAAAAATAAATGATCATGACCACAAGCAAGATGGAAGCAAGTGTTAAATAGGTGCCGACTGTATTAAAACTCTGTAAAAATTTTAAGATCTGCATTTCAAATCCAGAGAAAAGTTTAAGTAATTAACAGAAGAAATTTAGCACAACTAAATAATGCCAATCAATTCACACTTTTAAATTTTTATCGTGATTTAATTCAAATATTATTCATTACATTTTATCCCCAAAGTCCCTTTATAGTAGTCAGTTGCACTTTTCAAATCTGACAATAATTTTTCTTCAGTGTACGGTTTTGGTGAAACTTCTATCAGTGCAGGCATGTATTGTTTTTTATACACATCAGGATAGTCATGACATAAAATTTTAACTTTAACTTCTTGAGGGGTATTTGGATTATCTAACTGATCTAAAAATTCACCAATTTTTCGGTCCGACTCTTCAAATTGAGCTTTATAATCAATTTGAGGTGCCTCAGATTCTGCCTGTTTCGTACATCCGCTGAGCAATGCCACACATACCAT